CCTCGCCACAGGTTCTTCAATTGGAACTCTTACTTTAGCGGATGGATCTATCACAGATAGTAATGGAGATATTTCTTTCGGAGATGAGAACCTCGTAACCACAGGTACTTTAGGTGCAGGTGTTGCTACCCTCGCCGCAGGTTCTAATATTGCAGGAAATACTATCTTAGACGCTTCTACTGTATTATTTGTCATTGATGGAGATGGAGACGCTGATACTACAAATGTTACCGTAACTCCTTCTCAGACTTTGTTGTTTAAAGGTTCAAACGATAACAACAATGCAGGTCTACAGTTTAAGATTAACACTGACTCAGTAGAAGCTTCTTTTGAGAGCACTGTTAAAATGCCTGGAGACTTAACTCTCGTAGGTGGTACTTCTGAGGGTTCTCTTGAAGCACACAACATAACTGCTGAAAATCAACTTGCTGTCACTTCTTCTGATGGTAAAGGACTTTCGATTACCAAAAAGACAGGGTTCACAGGAGATGAAGTCAGCAATACCCCATTAGACACAATAGATGATGGCGTAAGAGCTTTCCAAATCATAGTGACAACCAATGTGGAAGTTGCAGACGATGCACATTCGCTTGGTCTTCTACTTAACACGAACCAAGCTTCAAGCAGTTCTGTTATCATGGCAACATGTTCAACTGCGGTTGATAGTTTAGATAATAATATTTTTGCTCAAGGTGGCATTGAAGTTTATGCTCACACCATCACCAACGGTACGAGCTTTCAGTTCAGTTTCGTTAACAGAACGGGGACTGCGATTGCTGCGGATAGTAAACTAACTATCAACTTTGTAATCATCTAAGAAATAAGGGCAACCTTTTAGGTTGATTTTGTTTCCTGCGTAGATCTATTTCTTAGTCAACTTCTTTTTTTAGGGGTTGGCTTTTTTTGTTTGTTTATAGAGTAGTTTATTTAGCGAATATAGTTTTTTGTTTTGGAGAGAAGCAATGAAGAGAATAAAACTCAAATCAAATGTGAAACCTTTTATTGGTCGGCTAAGAAGAACTGTAATGAAAAAAACGGTCAGACCTATTAAACTAGACGAAAAAGAAATAAAAGCATACGTCCAAAAACATGGTACAAATCCACCTGTTTCTACTAAACCTTCTTCAGAATGGGCGAATTTATTTGCAGTTTACACTTATTTAATTGAGATAGATCAGTTTTTCATAAAGTTACAAAAAAGAGTAAATAACAACAAACATGAGGTTAAAGACGTTCTTCTTAGGAGCAAATATCTTAGTGCATACAATTACATTAAGAGGATGTATCGGGAAGACTTAGAAGAGAACTATATTCAAAACCATAGGATAACAAATCGTCAGCTTGATCTTCTTGAGACGAAGCTTTTAGCACTCGCAATGCAGAACATCCCTATGGAAGAAAAAATCAAAAAGATCAGATCTCATGTAAGAACAAACGTATTCAAAAATAGGCTTCTCGGTTCATACACTAGATTCATGCTTCAAGCTTTCAGACTATTGAAATACAGTGTGTCTACAAAAACTAGAAAGAACAGTGCCTTAAGACTTGAATACACACAGTTTAAGTTTGACACTCGAACTGAAGAAATAATAAAGCAGTCTTCTTTTGATGTAGTCGAAGAGAGAGAAGCTCGTAAGAGACTACTCAAAGTACAAGAAGAGACGTTGAAGAGAGAACTAGAAGAGAGAGAGAGTCCTCTTGTAGCAGTACAAGAACCTTTATATGTAAAATTAGGGGAAGATGAAAAGGGTAGATCCAAGTCAGAGAAGCAGTTTGTAGTGGTAGGTTACCATCCTTCTGTCTCTAACTTAAGAGAGAAGCCAAAAAAGAAAGACTTCTCAGTTTCCAAATACCCCACAACAAACATAAAGGATGTTACAGAAGTGACAGTAGGTCGTGGAGAGGAAAAGAAGAAGGTCTCAGTAAATAAGAAAGCGTTCAACAAAGAGATGGAATCTTGGAGAGAAGAAAAGAAATCCTATGTTGCTGAAATCTACAGTCCTGTTTTAAGAAATGCTTCTGGAGACGGCTACGAGAAGTTCGAGAAATACGATAAACTTGAAACTGCTCTCGAAGAGAAAAGACAAGAGCAGTTTTTAAAAGAAAGGCTGACACCAAAGGTTATCCTACCTAAAGATGTCAAACTTAAAGAAGGAGAACGACCAATAGCGAAAGTTGTCTTTGGTCAGGGACAAGCCGACCTGGAGTATGAGCTTCCGAACTTTGCTTCAGAATTAGACACAGAATTGGCACAAGAGACAAAACCCTACTTCCGACAAATCACAGACAGAGAAGGGTCTGAAGTTTCGGATGTTGCCAAGATATACCCTGTAAAGAAGCTTGAAATTGATGGAGATCAAGTAGAAGTCATTTCAGAAGGGCCTTTTGCAGGATTTAAGTTTGATGAGATGGTTAACGCTATGGGTCGTGTAGTAGATAATGTCTACTATGACTCAGAGGAGAACCCCATAAAACTAATAGATATGGGTCTAGATGCTGAAAGCTTTGGTTTAGGTCGAGGATTCTTAGAGGTAGAAAAGTCTACAAATACTAAGTCGGGTTACTCTGTAGTCAAAAATAGATTAGTAGAGCCTTATGTCACCGTCTCTTCTGACGGAGAACAGTTGATGATTGGACTCCCTAACAAAAAGATGTATAAAAATGATCGTGCTACGATGAAGAAGCTAAAGAAAGCTCAAATTGTAACGCAGTACGACTATGCTCTTATTTCTACGAGGCAACAGGGATCAAACCCTTTCTATCTGTTTACTCCTGAGAACTATTCTGTTGTTAAGAATAAGCTCGGCTCTCTTTCTATTTCTAAACCTGCTCGTGATTTAATTAAGAAATACGAGAGAGAATTAGAAGTTAGAAATAGAGCCTTAGAGCCTGAGAATGTCTCAAGATTTGACTCTGCTCTTTTGGGAGGGTTTAAAGAAGAAGTGTTTGAAAAACAGTTTGACTTTAATGACAAGCAAAAAGAAGGAATGGCTTGGATTGAAAGCAATGGTTTCAAAGGTGTGATGTCTCTCGACACAGGTGTTGGTAAAACACTGTTTGGTGGTGGGACAATGCAAAACTTTATGAATTTAGAAAATGAGAAGATCGCAGATGGGGAGTCCATTTTAAATAAAAATGGAAAAACGAAGAAGTTTTTATTTGTTTCTCCTAAACGACTGGTCGGCAACTTTTCTGCTGAAATGTACGATTTTATGAAAGACGAAGGAGTCATTTCAAATCGTATTGTAGAAATGAGCTACTTTGTTTTTGCTCGTACCGTTTCAGCAATGAATGGTATGGAGGAAGTCTTAAAACCCAACGCCAAAGCTTCTCTAAAGAAATATAGGATGAAGTTCGTGGAAGGTACAGACTTCTTAAACAAAGACAAGACAAAACTCAACTATGATGATGCTAATGAGTATTTCTTAGAGAATTACAATATTATTTTCATGGATGAAATCAATGACGCACTTAAGCCTGCGATCAAGAAATCTGTCTCAGAGTTAGAGCATCCAAGAAAGATTCTTCTCACCGCTTCTCCTATGGAGAAAGACCCTCTCGATCTTTATCGTTTTGTTGCTATTTCTAAGGGGATTAAGCCAGACAAGAAGAAAGAGCAAGAATTCTTAGACGATTATGCAAATATCATCGGAGGTCGGTTTGTAGGGATAACAGACGACCTCGAAAAGAGAACACAATTTGAGAAATGGGTTGCAGAGAACGCTTACTTTGCACTTAAAGAAGATGTGGATCTACCTAAGATCAATATGCCAAGACTCCTTAAGCCTACTTACGAGAATGTAAGACTAAGAATGGATGATGAAGTTAAGGCTGAGTATAAAAAGAGAGCTAGTAGTCTCAGCAAGAATCTAAAAGGTATGGTGGAGAAATACCGAGACATTATCAAGCTCAAGAAAGCAGATAAGATTTCAGACAAAGAACTTGAGAAGCGTATGAAAGGTCTTGAGGATTATGCAGTTGTTGGCATGGCTGACTCCCTTAAAGAACTCCAAACACTCGCAACTAACCCTGAAGAAATCCTTCCGGGTGTAAGCAATCCTAAGATCGAAGAAGCTATTTCTATTGCCTCTAAGAGAGAAGGTAAGAAAATCCTTTATTTCTCTCATCTTGAAAAAATGGTTAAAAAGAACGCTCAGTCTATAAGTAAGCGAGTTTCAGGTCTTCATGTTGCGATGGGAAATAATGACATCGTATTTTTTAAAAATGGAGAACCTGTTTCTAAGGTAAACAAGAACACCTCCGTTGGTGATCTTATAAAGATGAACAAAAACTTAAGACTTGCTTCTTCAAACCCTCCAGTCTTCTTTATGGAAAAGGGTATGGTGAAAGAAGAAGACCTTAACAGAGTTCTTGCTAAAATACTTGGTGGAGATATCTTGTTGAAAGTCATTGTAGATAAGAAAGGGGGACTCGTTAAGAAATACGATAGCGATCTCCCTCAAAGATACAAGGTGGTCCCTTGGCATGACTCTCCTGAGATTATGTTGGAGTACAAAGAAAGAAAAGACCCTAACCAATGGGCGATAGGTGCTTCTAAGTTGATCTTTAAGAAAAACAAAAACATTAGAACGGTTTCCTGTACTGATGAATATGCTAGAGGCTTCAACTTTCAGTTCACCACAACCGTTGTCCATTTAGATCGTGGAGCAGGCTTTGATTCAGAAATAGTGAAGCAAAGGACAGCACGTTCTTATCGCACCAAGCAAGACCAACGTGTAGAGGTTCTGTTCTTAGATGCAACGATTGCAGAGAAGAATGAGAAAGAAATAGAAGTTGAAAACGGAGTTAAAGTAAAAGTTAACTGTAACTCTGCTGAAGATCAGACTATTGATGAGATTCAAGATCTTGTTCAAGGTGTGGATCAAGATTTCTTTATGTCTATCATCAACAAAGCCATGAAGACTAAGCTCAAAGAAGACGGGACTATCTCAGATCTTGGTGAAAGCTATCGTATGAACAGACAAGTGTTGTCTCAAATCATAGATCCTACAGGGAAAAACCTCTCAAAGATGAGAGAATCGCTTGCGAAAGAAAGACAAAACCCACTCTTAACTTCTGCTAGAGACCCTAAGCGATTTCTGTCCTCAGATCTCAAAGCAAGTTTTGAGATCGAGAGTGATATTTCTGAAGATACGGTAGAGTCTAATCTTGATCTTTGTGGTGTCAGTAGCTTTGCAGCATTTAACTTTTCCTCTCAAAGTTTCGCTAACTCTGTTTCTGAAAACGAAGTTATTTCTAATGGTCGTCTGCTTAAGCAGTCTACTTCTCTTGAGAAAGACGAGGATGGTTTCATCTCAGTTAGAAATAATAAGCTTTCCGTTACAAAATGTGCCCCTAGAGGTACAGGCACTAGAGCTATTGTAGCACAGATAACCGCCTCTCTTGCGAGGACAGACGTTAAAGAAATAATTGTTATGGGAGAGACTTCAGATAAAACACATTATATCTGGCCAAAACTGGGCTTTAATGCTGAAGTTAGACTTCCTTTCTTGGTCGACGAGAAGTTAAACGAAAGAGACAACACAGATGAGGGACGCTCTTTAATAAAAATCAAAGAGTGGCTAGTCTCCAATCGTAGACCTATAGGAGAAAATGGTGAGGTCTGCTTACTTAATCTCTATTCTTGTGTAGATTCTTCGGGAGAGTTGATAGGTCAAGAGTGGTGGTTGAAGAACGGCTTCCCTGTTGAGCTTAAGATTAACTTATCAAACCCCAAGAACAGTTCTCTAAAGTTCTTCAATAGCTATTTCGTTCGGAGATGTGAAGAATTAGAAATTGAAACGGATGAGTTTCTTTCACTCGAACCTCAACCTTTTGATATAGATCAACCTGCGTGTTGGTTGGATTTCTTAAAGAGATACCGAGAAATAAAAGACTCTAACGGTAGGGTTTTAAATCCCACAAGAGTGATTAATTCTTACTTCGATGCGTTTATGATAGCTTATGTTTCTCGCAGAGATGTTAGAACGAGAGCAGAACCCTTTATTCAGGGTCTACCCACTACAAAACGCAAGAGACTTCAAAGCAATAGTGAAGTTACTGACGAGGCACAAAACGTAGAAACAGGTATTTTTGATGACCCAGATACCATTTCAAGATATGCTAACTCTTTGGTTATGAAGTCTGTACATGAGAGAGAAACAAAAACTCTTGATAGTATGTGGAGATCTCGAAGTAAGAGTATCGAAGCGAATGTAGCCCATGCAGAAATACTTGAAAGTGAAAACTTAGATATAGATGCTCTTGATTTAATTGAAAGTGATGAGGTGTAGATATGTACACTAGACCAAGAATAAGTGGGCCTGAGACAATAGAAGAGTGGGTGAATTATATCTCGGATGAGATACCTTCAAACCAACTCATTCACCAAGCAAGAGTCCTTGGTAGTTCTAAATTCATGTCTGTACTCAGACAAGAAGGTTTTGAAGGCAAAGACTTGGATGCTATTCATCTTGCAGTAGTACGGAGATTCTTAATCGAGGATGTTAGAATCCCTCAAAATATGGAGAACTGTTCAATCAACTATTTCGAGCTATCTGAACAAATAGTTTTTGAAAAAGAGTTGAAAAAGAAATAGGTGTAACAGGGTATAACTCCTCTGTAACCAAAAAAATGGAAAGAGGAGTAAAAAATGATGAATGATTTTGAACTATCCGATTTGGACAGAGAGTCAATTGTACAATCTTTTGACTTTTTAAATGTGGTCTCAACACTCTGCAACAAAAGAACGCCTACGGTAGAAGAGGTTTTTGAAAATGCAGGTGAGTTTAGATCCTATTTCTCCACACATACAGAAGAGATGAATGATTTTTGTCTCAGCTTGTCAAAAGACCATCTCTTTGAGAGAATAAATCGTGAAGAAGTACTCCCTTCCGAGATCTCTGTTAAGACTTTACTCGATCTGAGTAAGCAACTGAGAAATAAGACTGAAAATCACTCAAAAAAATGGAATGAAAACAGAGTAGCAACATACAACTAAGAGTAGATGTATTTCTTGTAGATGTATTTCTTGTAGATGTATTTCTTGTAGATGTATTATTACTTCTTTCTGTATTAGTATTATATGTATGAGTTGTATGTTTAGTTGTTCTATTATTTCTGTTATTGTTATTACGTCATTCTCTTTATATCCTTCTATATCTATACTTAATATAGATCTCTCTAATATAGTCTTCTAGTACTACTAGTACTATTTCTATTAGAGCTTAGAAATATCAGGGGAGGAGAAAGAGTCTGCTCAACCAAGAGCCACTCCGTATTGGGTACTTTTTTTTAAAAAATAGTTGCCGAACTGAGATACTGTTTCTTGAACTGCTAGACCGTACATCAGACTAGAAGGCTTACGCCTTTAGAGTTCCTTACAAAGAGTTTTCTAAACTCTCTTTGTTTGCCCCCTTTGCGTCAAAAAAACTGATTAGCGTTGGGAGGGATTACTCTCTGTACTCGTTAAGAGTAAGTTCCTTTTCGATATATCGTTAAAATCAAAAAAAGACAAACAAAAAGTATATAGAAGGAGAACACAATCCATCGGAGTTAAATATGATCATGATACATCATGGGAACGGAGTGGAAACTGCGTTGGGGGAGATCCTAGATTGCAAAACACTAATCCACCCACCGTTTTCTGATTTGAAAGTAGACGCAGTAAAGAAATTAGTGGTTTTGTTTTCTCAAAACCACCCACAACACAGTCCTTGTCTTGTAGCGGGTCCTCTCGATGATGCAGACCCCTCTACACTTGATATCCTTCTAAAGAGGATAGAAGAGCCTGTTAAGTTTGCACCTGAGTTAATTTTGTGGGCTAGAGACTATGGGAGTGTACCTCTCACTATAAGATCTCGTTGTGGAGAGAAGTACCATTATGCTCCTCAACAAGAACACGAAATGAAGAGTCGTGCTCAGAGTATCTATTTTGCTCTTAGAGACAAGAAGGAACTAGACCTTTTCTCTTTGTTGAGAGATGTACCTAAAGGCGAAGAGAGAGCTGTCTTGGAGGCTTATTTAGAAGTCTTGGTAGAAGAGTCTGACTACCAAAGATATGATAGCACTTTAAAAGAGGTGATGAATGTGTCTCGGCTTAACAGGACTCTTTTAGTGGGATACTTTAATGGAGCTTTAAAATGAAGAAGCCGTCTATACTCTTGTACGGATCGAGTAAAACCCTTATTTCTTTGAGAAGATCGGAGCTGATAAATGATAACTTGGCTCTAAACTATGAGGTGGTGGAAATAGATGCGAAGAAATCTTCCTCTTCAGAAATAGAAGATGCTTTTAGTTTTGGTCTTTTCGATACTGCAAGAAGATGTGTGGTCGTGGAAAATGCGTCTAAACTTAAGAAGCTAGGTTTGAGAGTGGAAGAAGCAGGGGCAAACTATAACTTGATACTACTCCATAACGGCACAGCTACTAAGAGTTTGACAGTTATCAAGAACAAAGAGCTTTTGGATGAACCTCCACAGGAATATAAAAAACAAGAGTGGGCGAGTGGTCTTTTTAGAAAGATGGTGTCTTCTTCAGGTAAGACTATTTCTAAAGAGCTTTCATTAGCGATAGTGTCACGAGTAGGGCATGACTTGGGTGTTCTGAGATGGGAGTTGGAAAAACTGCTTCAAGTCTCAGAGAAAGAAGAAATAACACCACAAGACGTTGGGCTTGTTATTTCTCCATTGAAGGAAACATCCGCACTTTTGGTGTTAGATGCTATTTATAGCTGTAGACCTAGAGATTTCCTTAGAGTTATGGCTCGACTGGAAAAAACTATGAGATATAAAAATATGAAATCTTTCACAGAGGGTTTGTTATTCAATAGTATTTATGAAACGTATCTTGTATGTCTTTGCGTGGAAGAGAAGAAATCCTTTGAAGAGATTTCTTCTCTATTAAATAAGAATCTTTGGGTAGTTCAAAACAAAATAACACCCAAGTCCATTTCTTTCGGTAAAAAGAGAGCTAAGAGAGTGTTGGACATACTCTTCATAATGGAGAAGAAAGTCAATTTTGAGGGTTTTGACCCTCTGACCTTTTTCAAAAGTGCTGTTGTTTCTACAATGGTTCTTTAATAGTCCCTACTCTTACACGCTCTTCAACTGGGAAGAGTTTTTTTATCTTCAAATTAAGGAAAGAGAAATGGAAAATTCGGATTTATCCTCCTTCGTATATTATAGGACGTACTCTAGATGGCTTAGTAGTCTCGGAAGAAGAGAAACTTGGGGAGAGACTGTGGATCGCTTTATGGCTTGGGCTTTTGCTCCAACGAACCTTGATTCAGATTTACAAGGAGAAATAAAAGAAGCGATCTTATCAAAATCTGTAATGCCCTCAATGAGGGCATTATGGTCAGCGGGTAAGAATGCAGACAGAGAAAATGTCAGTATATACAACTGCTCATTTCTGCCAATAGATTGCGTGAGAGCTTTCTCGGAAGGTCTGTATATTCTTATGCAAGGTACAGGAGTTGGCTACTCTGTTGAGAGTAAGTTTGTGGACAACCTTCCACTTGTGGCATATAAGCCCGATTCCGATCAGACACCCTTACTTATAACAGTAGAAGACTCCACAGTAGGTTGGGCCGAGGCACTTGATATTGCTTTTGTTCATCTGTGGCAAGGGGGTGATGTGGAGGTGGATGTGTCGGAAATTCGCCCTAAAGGGGCTGTGCTTCAGACAAAGGGTGGTAGAAGTAGTGGCCCTGGGCCGTTATTGAAGGCTCTTTCTTTCGCAGAAGACACATTAGAGAAAGCACGAGGCCGTAAGCTCACTACTTTAGAGTGTCATGATATGATGTGTCAGATTGCTGAAGTAGTTGTAGTTGGTGGGGTTCGTAGAGCTGCTATGATTTCTTTCTCTGATCCTGAAGATGATACTTTACGTCATGCTAAGAATTGGAAGAGAGGGGAGTTCCCTTCGATCCGATATATGGCGAACAATAGTGCGTACTATCCTGAAAGACCTTCAGAAGAAGTGTTTTGGGATGAGTGGAAAGCCTTAGCGGAGAGTGGTAGTGGAGAGCGAGGGTTCTCTATTGATAATTGGTGGAGATACTGTGGAAGTCCTAAAGGCATGGTTAGAAGCAATCCTTGTCATGAGATCCGGTTAAGATTTAAACCTGCACAAAACCCTTGGACAGGGGAGGGAGGTGCAGGTCAGTTCTGTAATCTAAGTGCTTGCATAATGAGAGCAGAAGATACTATTGAGTCTATGTGTGAGAAAGTAAGGCTTGCGACATGGATTGGTTGTATCCAAGCGTCTAAGACTAACTTCTGCTTTTTGAGGCCGGGTTGGAAACAACTTTGCGAAGAAGATCGACTTCTTGGTGTAGATATTACAGGTCAATGTGATAATCCTAAATTATCTACAGATTGGGTTGCGATGAAGAAGTTCAATCAAGTTGCTTTAGCTACAGCGAAAGAAGCTTCAGAGTTACTTGGCATTAACTATCCCGCTGCGATTACTTGTGGTAAGCCTAGTGGGAATAGTTCTCAGTTTGTAGATTGTTCTAGTGGATTCCACCCACGTTTCAGTAAATATTATTTCCGCCATGTTCGTGTTGCTTCAAGTGATCCACTTTGTAAAGTACTTCAGTTTCAGAACATCGCTCTTTTCAAAGAGAATGGTCAAGAAGATCTTCCAGATGAGGAAGTTGACACATGGGTAGCAAGATTTCCTGTGAAGTCTCCTGATGATTGTATGACTAGAGTAGATGAGGATTCCATTCAGCAGATGGAGAGATACTTGGGCATTATGAAGTCTTGGATTTCAGAAAAAGGACACAACCAAAGTGCAACGATTTACGTCAAAGATGGTGATTGGGATAAGGTTGGTCAATGGTTGTGGGATCATTTTGATGAGGTGGTGGGTTTGAGCTTCTTGCCTTATGATGGTGGTTTATATCGTCTTGCCCCTTATGTGGAAATAACTGAAGAAGAGTATGAGAAGACGATGGAAACTCATATCCCTATCAATTTTGATTTGCTCTCAGATTTTGAGAAAGAAGATATGGGTGAGGGGAGTAGGGAAATAGCTTGTGGAGGAGGCGGTTGTGAGGTTTGATTTGTAGATTATTTATCTGACTCTTTAGTTGATAAATGTATTATAGCTAAAAGAGAGTTGGTTTTATGTACTTTGATAAATATGTTCGCTACCTTGCTTCTAAAAATAAGAAGTCGTCTATGAGAGTGGCTTCTCAATATCGAAAAGCTCTGAAACTTGATGATCTTGAAAACATGGGTTTCGGCACATCTTCAGGGTGTGATTATGAGAATCTCAAAGACTACCCTGCTACGAACAATGCTTATTCTTGTCTTTCAGAGCAATTTGCGGCTCATATGTTTACCAACCAAGTCATGTTTAATAATATCATGGTATCTAGCTTGATGAAATTATTTCACCATCGTGCAAGTGCAGATAGCAGTAGAGCAGGCGTTATTTCTATGCTTGCAATGAACGATAACTCTGCAAGAATATCAGCAGGAAAATCAGCGATCAAGATCCTTAAAGAAGACAAAAGAAAACTTGGGCGATTTATCAAAGCTCTAAGAGTCGACGCTCTTCCTACTTTCTTAGCAGAAGTTAAGAAATACTTGGTAGCTGGAGATGGCTATTTTGTATTTGATTCTGTGGACAGGGAGATGGCTAAGATTTCTCAAGAAAGTAAAGCTAAAGCAGATGGAGCTACTAACCAACAAAAGAAGCACAAACATAAGTTAGAAGGCGTTCAGAAAAAACTTAAACATCTAAGTGGGATTGCAACTTTAACCCGTATTCCTAGTGATTTAGATAAGGTTTTAGAGACCTATTTCCTTACACATGGAAAGACGCTCGGAGAGCTATTTAAAATTACTGATAGAAATATGGTAAAAATAGATCGTAACTTAGCTCAGGGTGTGCAAAGAGAAAGAGTACAACAGTTGAGAGAGGATCACTCCGAGGATTACTCTTCGCTGATTGGGGAATTAATCTATAGTAATGAGACCGTTGGTCGAGCATATAGGTCAGCGATCTTAGGTAACTTCGATCCTGTAGAGGGGGAGTTTACAGATAGGATCTTTAGATCCATAGCACAAGATATGCTTCCTGCTTTCAGGAGTGCCTCTAGATTTGTTGATTGGTTAGATCGTCTTCTAAAAGAAAAGAAGGGGAGTGTTACACTCTTAAAGTCCACTGTTTCTTACTTAGAAGAACAAGGGCTGAAAGAAATGACAGAGATACAAGTTCAAGATTTTATGGACGAGATGGTGTTATAGGGAGACAACGAAACCAAAAAGTCTTTTTATTCTATATAAGGGAGAAGGGTATACTCTCTTTTATATAGGAGTAAGAATGTTTTATTCAGCAAAAGTTTTGGGGGTTGTCTTTTCAAACCCACCTTTTCATATAGTACGTTGTCTTGTAGCTACAGAAGAAGGCTTAGTTTCTGATGTGGTTAAAGGTGATATTCCAGGCCCTGTTTCCAGGGGGTATGTTTTCACCTTTAAAGGTCGAAAACGAAAAGACAATAGCGGTCGGTCAGCGTTCTCTGTGGAGCGTACTCCTATCAACCCTAAGTGGCTCAAGGGTACATCTTCATCTTCTTGGTTAAACTGGTCTTCCGAGTCGGCTAGGGATAGTGTTCATGTTTTCTCTACTCTTTCAGAGTGTGGTGCAAGCGTTAAGCTCATTAATTCTATTTGGAAAGATGTGGAGAAAGATCCGAAAATTATTTCAGACAATCCTTGGTGTCTTGTAGATAAGGGGATACCTTTTAAATCTGCTGACCAAATAGCAAAGAAGTTGTTAGATGTTTTTGATCTTGGAGACCCACGAAGAGTTGAAGCAAGTATCTCTTGGTCTTTGAAACAAGGACTTCAAAATGGTCATGTTTACTTAGATGTGAATACTGTATTCAGAGATTGTGGTCTTCTTACAGGTGTAGATATTACTACGATTGCTCACTCAGTTAAAGATATGAAAGAGAAAGGTTTGGTTGTTGTAGATAAAGATGAAGCTAATAAGAATATCTTATATTCACCTCGTCTTTATAATATGGAATGTGAAGTTGCTGAGTATTTGAATAGATCGGATGTATCTAATGTCCTAAAAGAAGAAATAACAGATGCGTTTATTTCTAACCATTCGAGATATGCTCTTACAGAAGATCAGATTCTTGCCATCAAGAGAGGTCTTACGAGTGGCGTTTCTATTTTAACGGGTCTTCCCGGAACAGGTAAGACTACAATTCTTAATACGTTAGTCAAAATACTTATTTCTCAGGGAGAACAAGTACTTTTGGTTGCACCTACAGGGATTGCAGCAAAAAGAGCTTCTTCTGTGACAGGTATTTCTGCATATACTATCCATAGGGCTTTTGGTGCAGGAGTTCCTTCTCAAGACAAGAGCAAAAGCTCAGATTATGAGGGCGTGAAGAAAGATGAGTCTTCTGAAGAGAGTGTAGAGGGTAGTGAAGACCGTTATTCTTCTTTCTGGAAATACCATCCTAAGAACCCCCGCTCTGAGAGTGTCATCATAGTGGATGAAGCAAGTATGGTAGATCTTCATTTGATGTGGAGACTCTTAAGAGGCATTTCGCCAAGTTGTAGGGTTGTTTTGGTTGGAGATACTGCACAGTTGCCCCCTGTAGGAGCAGGCTTTGTATTGAAAGAAATAATAGAATCCGATTTAATCCCTAGAGTTCATTTGGAAGATATTTTTAGACAAGGAGAAGGTAGTGGTGTGGTGCGATCTGCACATGATATATATCGAGGTGTCGTACCTACAGGGTGTTCAGACTATAACTTTAAAGAGCTTAGAAATAATGATTATGTGCTAGAAGAAATAATCAAGGTTTGTAAAGAGCTAAAGTTAGATGGTGTGGATTTCCATGTGATGAGTCCTACACATCATGGTGTGTTGGGTGTGACCCGACTCAATAAAGAACTAAGGTCTGTACTAAACCCAAGAAATATAAATAAGAATACTTTAAAGGTTGGGAAAGATGAGATTCGAGAGGGCGACAGAGTTATGGTTACAAAGAATGACTACAACCTCGATGTATTTAATGGTGATATTGGGGTTGTGCATCTGATTTCTAAGAGTGGTGTAGAGGTGGTGCTGAAAGGAACTAAGAAAGAAATCTTGGTGGAGATTCCGAGAAATAGAGTGGGTTCTTTATTGAGGCTTGCTTACTGTACTACGGTACATAAAGCTCAAGGTCAAGAATACCATACTATCGTGATGCCTATGGTTATTGAACATGGTAGAACACTCTTAAAAAGAAGTTTGTACTACACTGCCATTACACGAGCGACAGACAAGGTTTTTGTTTTCGGAGATCTAGATAGTATTGAAGTTTCTGTGTCTAACGACACGACAAATAATAATCTTTGTGGGCTAAAAAATAGACTTAAATACGATATATAAAGACAAAGACAAACATACAAAGGAGCGTGTTGTGATGGTAGTGGAACAAGTCAGAGAAAATTTAATCGCCCTTAAAAAAGGTGCTAAAATCAGTCAGATTACTGTGAGTCGAATTGTTAAGAATCCTAGAAATGGAGGCGATGTTTTTGTGTCTATGACTGCGAACTATGGTCATGGTGGAGATTCCATCTCAGAAGAAATGTTGTCCCTGCAAGACGCTAAAGTTGCGTCTTTACTCTTAGGGAAAGAAGTGAATGTCTTAGCTCATGAGCAAGCGAGTGCGAGTGGTCTTCTGTCAGAAGATCAGATGCGACAAGCCACTAAAAGAATCAGCAACAATTTTAATCAAATCATCAAGGAGAAATACGTTGAGCGTGGATGAGAAATATATAGATCGTATTTATTCCGAACTGACTTCTATGGATATTTCTTTAGACATCAACCCTATTGAATATGGTCCGGGGCGTTTAAATAAGAAGATCGCTCAAGTTAGATCCTTGCTCTCTTCCACAGAGAAGATTTTCATGGAAGTTTCGCACAATCTTTCAAAATATAAGAGAGACTTATTGCGTTCGGAGACAGAGATTAGTCTTCTTCAGACTAATCTGATGGCTACAGACCCGCACGTTCGCAGTGGTCGTAGTCAAGGAGAGAGGGAAGCCTTGGCTTCGACTCATCTTATTACAGAGCAAGAGAACATAAACGATCTTACTTTATCTGTCCAAGACCTCGAAGATGTTCTTAAAGTTATCAAAGCTAAGAGAGCTGATTTGAAAGATATCCAAGCACGTTTGAGAGATCAACTGAAGCTTTGTCAAGAGCAGATCAGCTTGGGTCAAAGATGGGGTGTGAAGATTGATGTCAATATTACAGGTGAAACCATTATAGAAGCAGAATCTTCTTTGAGAGAAGACTCTGCTCCTATAATCACTGAATCTTCACAGAGAGAAGACTCTGTGGTTGAGGCTCTCTTCTCTAAGAGTCAGTCTTCTCTTGGAGCTATGACTACTACTATTTCTTCCGAGGAAGATATTGAAGTTTTCTTGGCTACCCCAACAGAAGCTTTTTCTGTTGAAGAAAAAGTGGATGCGTTTGATCTTGACGCACTGTTTGACGATTTTACATGATGTGCAAAAAAAGATTTCAAAAAAAGTTTTCTGACGATATATACCCATTGTGAGATGAACATAACCTAGTCAATGATGACCCTGTTCAATTCTTGCTCACAGAAAAACAAAACAAAACAAGGAGGCATAAATGCCAAGTTTTGAAAAACTCGATTTCTCTCGCCCTTTAAGTAAGTACACAAGCAACAAATGGAAGCCGAAAAAAGGGAAATATCGTGTTTCTATTGCAAATATACAAGGTTGGGAAAAACTCGCTCCTCAATTCTCAGAGTCCTCAATTCCTGACTGCCAAAAAGTTCAAGTGCTTTATAAGCAAGGTGTCGGCTCTTTCTACTGCAACGCACCAAAAAGTGAGTATTTGAAGCTTGCAGGTGCTACAAAGCCACAGGAAAAAATCCCTTTTGTTCTCGTGTTTTGGCCCACTGACCCTAACGGTCAGATTGACAAAGATCGTCTTAAGGCGGGAGAGTTTGAAGTTAAATACTATCCGATGTCCACAGATAAGTTTAACCAACTCCTTGAGATCCACACAGAGGGTTCGCTTGCTCTTTATGATATTAAGATTAGTGTCTTGGATGAGCAGTTCCATAAAATGAACTTTGTTTCATGTCGAGAAAGCATCTATCAAGCTATTTCTAAGAAAGACGAGACTCTTTTTAAGACTATTGCTACAGAGGTCAAAGACATTTACGAAAATGTGTGGACTGATCTTGCTCAAGACCTCTCCCTTGAAGAAATACGAGAGAAGCTGAGTGGAGAGGTGGGATCTCCAATCGGTGAGAATAGTGGTTTTAACTCTTCCTTTGAAGCAAATGACGTTCTCGATGGTGTTTTGGATGGGCTTGATTGATTCCCCGACTTGACCCTTAATCCAGATCCGACATGGATTGGATTCTCTGATTCTATTTGAGAATCCAAAAAAAACCTAGTTTGTGCTAGGTTTTTTTGTTTCTTTATATCCTGATTCTATTGTCTGTCTTTTTTTTAACAATGTATTCAGGAGTACTAGGATGGAAAATAGAATATCGAGATTGATACAAAGGATTGCTCACCTTGAGGGTCGTGTGTCTTCTAAGAAGTTAATGATGTCTACTGTGACAATGAATGCCCTTCCAGATGTTGCAAAGCTAATTAAGATGACTAAAAAGATTCTTAAGATGACTGACTCTAGTGGGCGTAAATGGTCTGTTACTGCGGGTCACTCAGACAATCCACTGCAAACCGTTCTTGTTTGTTCGCATAATGACGTGGCTCACAGTCGGTTTCAGCAAGAGGTTTTGGTAGTGCATCATCAAGGTACTGGTAATAGTCTGAGAGCATTTAAAACTGAGATTACAACAGGCTCTCAGTCTTATATGCAAGCTAACTTGGCGACAGCTATTTCTTTTATGATTAAAGTTGCAGACGCTGAGAAACAAGAAATAATGCAGTCCCGCATGAGTGGTGAAGATCATCCTATGATCCGCCCTGTTTATGATTTCTCAGGTAGATCTCGCTTGAAGCTCAGTATCCCTGTAGCTCTTGTAGTACCCGACCCAAGTCGGTTGGCAAAATCTGTAGTCGAACTTTTAATAGAGAAATCTTCCAAAAGAGGGCGTAAGGTTCGTTGGGTCTTTGCAGACAGTAATTTAGATTACTCAAATAAAGTTTGTCATCTTCTTTTCACTTCTAACATGGGTGAGGAAAAAGATCTTTATGTTGCATTTGCAGGATCTCAAGGCTCAGGTGCTAAGTTTAGCTTTACTAGTGAAGCTAAGACTTCTTCTTCTCTCAACGTGATCACTAGTCATATGCTTGCAGATAAATCTATAGGTTAAGATTTACGGGGTGGTTGTGAATCCTTTTGTTTGTTTATATTTCTTTTGTTTGTAGAAAATAAAGGAGAAGAGCAAATGAGTATTATAGATGAGTTTTCTTTTTCAAGTTCAAGAACCTCAAGTCTTGATGAGGTTCTTAGCACCCCTAGTGTGAGTGCTCTAGTGGATCGGAACAGAGATAAATTGAGTTCAGATAAACTCAATAGCTTTACTGAGGGTGTTCGAGTTGTAGCAAACACTAACAATGGTCTTTTGATACCAAACGACCTCCCCTTTGCAGGAACTAAAGGCACAGTTGTAAAAGTAAGGACAGCTGGAGGTGAGGTTACTTCCTATGGTAGTGGAGTCTTTGTACAATGGGATGGTAGAAGAGATAAAATCTTTTGTGTCCCACCTTCTTTCTTAAGAGTTGCTTCAATGAAGGTCGCAGGTCTTGATGACTTCATTGTCCTCTCTGGTCCTTCTCTCCTTTCTTCTGCCTATATGACAGGTGCTGAGTCGGGAGATCTTGTACATAAATCAACTAAAGATCTTTGGTCTGTTAAAATTTCAGAAGATGGTACTTATGACATCGAGAGACTTTTTGATGACGATGGTAATCCACTTAAGGTTTAGTTATGTCAAAAAAACTAAGAGATTTCACAAAACCGATACCCTCGGAAGAATTTTGTGCTTTGTGTGGTGAGAAGAGAGTCGAGTGTGAATCTTGTTTCCGTCCTGTACATGAGTGTTCAGACTGTGATTGCAATAATAAAGATTGCCCCTGCTGTTTAACAGGAGTTTGTACTTGTGACACTCAAAGTTGAGTAGAAATATGCCTGACCATGAAATTGCAATGAGAGAAAGATACTTAGCGATAGTACTCCTAGATTTGATAGGGTCTACTGCTTTTGTCCAAAAGGTAGGTGCGAAAGTCGCCGCTCAGTGGTTTCAAATCCATGATCGTATGGCAAGAAATCTTGTTTATAGGCATGAAGGTCGGGAAATAGATCGTTCAGATGGATTTCTTTTATCTTTTGAGAGACCTATAGATGCTATTAACTTTGCTCTCGCTTATCAAAAAAAAATCCCTCCTAAGATTAAGATAAACACACGCATAGGTATTCATTGGGGTAAGATCATTGAGGTAGAACAAAAAGAAGTTTATGTGGGAGCGGGTGCAAAGAGAGTCGAACTAGAAGGGATCTCAAAAAACATTGCTGCTAGAACAATGTCTTTATGTCAAAAAGGTCAAGTTCTAATGACTAAGGAAGCAATGTTAGCCGTTAGAAATAGAACGAATATGCACACACCAAAAAGCACCCGATTTGCTTGTGTCGGCCTGTATAAATTTAAAGGTGTGAAAGAACCACAAGAAATATATGCGGTTGGTGAAACCATTGAATCGCTACAGCCTCCTCCAAGTTCAGAGAAAGTAAAGAGACTAGGAGGCCCTAAATACATTGGAAAAAGAGCTAGAGATCGCAAGTTCCTAGATTGGGCTAGTTATTTCTTTTGGAGGGCTGGGGTTATAGCGTGTTTGTTCTGGCTTTATATTATTTTTCAAATGTCTACAAAGTCCGTTGCAAGATCTCTTATCGGACTTCCTTACCAAATGCCTAAGTATGACGCTTTTATTAAATGGGCTAAAGAGATTCTTGAAAGGGCTTGGTGATGTCCGAGACAAAAACAAACAGGCACTTCACACAAACCGAGAAAGCTAAAAGAGGGTGGTGGGCTAGTGTAGTCTTTATGCTTTTAATAATTGGTCTGATCTGGTTCTTGGCTAAACATGAAATTGTAGAAAAAAACCGAGACATACTAATCGGCATTATAGGAATGCTAACGGGTTCGATTTCTTCAATGTTAGCAATAGCTAGTGGTCGAGATCCTTCCGAAGTAGAAGAACTCAAAGATAAGCTAGCCTCGGCTAATGGTGACCGAGAAGCTCTTATTGCTCGGTTGAGAGATTGTCAAATCCAACTACAGTTATGTAGAGATCAGATTTTTGAACTTCAATCCGCAGTCATTAATAAGCTGTCATTGTTTGCAGGTGAAGCACCAATAAAGTCAATGACAGAAAAAGATGTGGAGTTAAAAGGTGTTGTTAGTGAATGGAGTGTGCCTAATAACTCTGAGGGTAATCCTATTTCTGACGGGGAGTCTGATTGAGATTCTCCCATCTTTTATGAAATGCCCCATCTTCAAAGTTTGTGAGATACTCATACGCTGAATCTGTGTTGCTCAAACCTTGGTCTCCACTAAGATTTGAAAAGAAGAATTGCAACTCTCCTTTTGATTGCTCAGAAAAGCGAGAGAAATCCAGATCCGCCATTTCATTTTCAGACATATTAGAAATAATGTTGGAGAGAGTTTCTTTCTCTTCTTTGCTTAGATTGAAGTTGACGGTTTGAGGGTTGAAGATATAATCAAGAATCTCTTCTCTTCTTTGCACAGGCATGGTGTGGCAGACATATCTAAATTTTAATCCCTGTAGTTTGCGTTTGATTGTCTTAAACATTTTTCGATCTTCCTTCTCTTTCTGCGAGGTTGTATCTGTAGAACACACCTTGCTCATATATTCTTTGGTTCTTTTAAAAAAAAAATCATATTTGAAGTCTGTTTTATTTGGTACACCTTAAGGAACAGAGAAAATAAAGGACTCGAAATGTCAGAAGACTTCAGAAAAAACATGACTCCTATTTTTGGTGATGGTATAGGTGGTGTGTCTATAATAAATAGTATGGGAGATGATTTGACCCTCGTGAACTCAGCGAGGGCAAGCTTGGGTCAAGTGAGTACTGAGATGGGAGATCGAGAAAAAAAACTCTCGGATTTCTTAATAAGAGAAGGACATACTTCAACGAGTGAGCATAATGTAGTCACATTCTGGATTAAAGTACCCTTGTTCGTGGCACGTCAACAAATGAGACACAGGACATTCTCGTACAATGAGATTTCTCGTAGATACACTTCTTCAGATATTGAGTTCTATTTCCCAAGCCAATTCCGCCAACAAGATGAAGAAAACAGACAAGCTTCTTTAGACGAGACGTTCAATCCTACAATAGAATTCGATGCAGATGACTTCCCTAAGTTTTTAAGACTCGATGCTATTTCTGCATTGAAGAACCACACTTCTGATTCTATTAAGTTGTATAGGAGTATGGTAGACCAAGGTATTGCAAGAGAACAGTCGAGAATGGTTCTCCCACAGAATCTCTATACCACCTATTGGGCAACAGGGTCGCTCCATAACTGGATGAACTCTTTTATTGCAAAAAGAGACCATGAGGATGCTCAGTGGGAAATAAAGTTATTAGCTAGAGAAATATCAAGAAAAATCAAACACCTCTGGCCTATTGCTCACGAGAACTATGTTAAGCATGGGAAGATACCTCCTGTACTCTGAAATAGCTTAATACTTCTTTGATAGTTATGCCCTATAAGTCACGATCTCATTACTTTGCTATTTCGAGGTGTCCTATGTGCTATTATTCAGAGTATTTGATGATGTGTGTCTGCTATACTGACGTAATAAATAATATGTTTGTATGAGGGGTTTTCCATGTTATCTGAGAAAAATCGGATCTTAAAAGAAGCTTTTTTGAGACTTTGTAGCTTAAAAACCTTGGGAGAAATAGAACCTACGGTAGTACACTCCTTAGTTATCAGACCTAATATGAACACCCTATTTAAAAAGAGGATACAAAACTTACTTACATTCACGCCTTTTGCACATAAGGGCGTAGATGATCTGTTTTCAGACTATAAACGCCACCTCAATTTGCCTTTTTTGAGGATTCCTGAAGACCTCTTAGATGAACATCTTTCTTCAGAAAACTTGCAAGTAAATACAGATAGTGTGCGACTAAAGGAATGCGATTTCGTTGGAAAATATGCCTACGTTTTAAAATCTAATGTGCCTCATCTACAAGGGACAGCACGTTTAGTGGGTCACTTTGGGTTTGAATCGGATCAAGACTATGGTTTTATAGTCAATGCTGTGGACACTCTGCTAGATGAGCTTTTCCCATCTTCTAAACGAAATAGAAAGACAGAAGAGGCTCTTCTTGATATTTTTTATAACGAGAGGCTCTCGTACAAGTTTGACGTGGAACTTGATTTCCTTATTCCCGTTACCAACTACACTAAGTTAAAACAAGACTATGCTTATTATAAGTCACAAACAGGGTTTTACGGATTAAAGTAAATCTGCTGTAATGTCTGAAAGCGTAGATCTTTCAGACCTATGTAACTCCATACAACCAAAAATAGGTTGGTTTTTCATTCTTTCTATGACATGTATAAGACCATTAGACTTTGAGTCTAAGTATGGGTGGTCTATTTGATATGGGTCGCCAAGTAAGACTACTTTAGTGCCTTCCGCCGCTCTGGTGATGACCGATTTAATTTCATGCTTGGTGAGATTTTGTGCTTCATCAATAATCATGAAAGCATTTTTTAAGGACCTCCCCCTAATAGAGTGTATGGGCTGTATTTCTATATTGCATTTATCTAACAACTCTCCTCTGCTATCTTCAGATTGTCTAACATCCCAATAAGGGCTTATTTGATCGAGGTTGTCGAAAAAAGATTGCATCCAAGGTTCTAGTTTCTCACTTAAACTTCCGGGTAAAAAACCAATGCCATTACCCACATCTACTACGGGCTTGCTTAAGACTATCTTACTGTAGTTTGTCTGCTGTTCTAACGCAGCCGCTAACGCAAGAAAAGTCTTTCCTGTCCCTGCTTTCCCCAATATGGCTACAAGCTGTATTTCTGAGTCTAAAAGCAGATCAAGACAAGCTGTCTGTTCTATATTTCTAGGTTTTGCTTTCTCTACTCTTAACTTTTTGTCTACATTACTAAGACTCCCATCTTTGTAAATGAACAGGTGTGTTTTTCCTGTTCCATGACTGATAAACTTAATATACTTGTTTTCATATAGCTCACCGACATAACACATATGGTCTTCATATCGGATAGCACCTTGCCAGTAAGCCTCTGCTATTTGTTTCTCTAGTTGGTCGTCAGGTATGACTTCGACTATGCCCACATTATGTGTATCTCTTCTGTCTGCACTGTAGTCTTCGGACTTTAGTCCAACACTTTCACAAATGATCCTTAAGTTGACATCTTTGCTAACAAGAGTGAAATCACTGTATTTCTCATTCTGCTCCATTGCAGTTTGGAGGATGAGTAAGTCTATGTACCTTATTTGACTCGCCTGATCTAAGTCTTTCAGACTTATTTCATCTCCAAGAGAAACAACTTCAAGATTTTCATCTTTTGATTCCATCTTTGAGAGGATCAAAGAAGAAGCTTTTCTTGCTAAATGGGAAATATGTCCTTTTTCTTTTTTTGGTGCGTCTTTTAGTAAATCAAGCTCCATAATTACAAATATGGGTATCAGAACTTTAGTATCCCCATACGAGCATACACTCTCTGGGTCATGTATTAAAATGGAGGTGTCGAGTAGAACCGCTTTCATAGAGAACCTTTCTTTTTTTGTTTCTTAAAAAGAAGCTCCCTATTAAGAAAGTAATCTCAACCTAGTGGTAGACTATCTCACCCTTGTTTGCAAACACCCATACAAAATGTTCTAACTCTTCTACTGAGATGTTTTTCAAGGAAGATAGCTTTTCGATGTCTTTTTTGTATTGGTCATAGTCATCTAAGTCTAACTTCCCTTCTTGTGTAAAGGAGAGGATGTTATTAATCGCTTTCGTTCCTTCTATATGGTTCTTAGCCTCTTCGTCAGAAAGTACTTCATCTACGATTGCAACAGGCCCTCCTATCCACAGGAGGGCTTTTCTACCCTCAAAATCAGTTACCACATAGGATTCAAAGTCATTGCTGTTTAAATGGTCTAAAGGGATAGGGTATTCAGAGTTTTCTAATTTCTCCCAAGTGATCTTCGCTTCGTTTTCGTAAAATGTGAAGGAGATACTACCATTTCCTGTTGGGGTGAAAAACACTTCAAAGTTGTTTCCTTTTTGTTTTTTTCGTATTTCTAATACGCAACCGCTATGTTTGACTAAAGGTGTCATGCTTTCAGTGGTGAAAAATCTTAAGTTGAATAAGTGTTCTTTCTCTTCAAGAAACGCACCTCCGATGTTTTTGAGAGTGTCTTGCTTATCTATGTTAATGCCTTTGTGTGGCATTTTGCAGTTGAAATAGGTCTCTGAAAGAAGGCTTCTTTTTTTGTGGGAGAAGGGGGTTTTCCCAAACTTGCAAAAATTGAATTTTTCTAGCTCGTACATTTCATACCTCTCTTGTGGTTTAATGGTCTTCTCTATTATATACTTTTTAGAGTGTGTTTGTTCCAGAAAGTTTTGTACGGTATGAAAGATAAGTTGTTAGAAATACGAATAAAGCAGTGTGGTTTGCTGTCAAACGCTTCTCCTTGTCCACGAAGGGCGGTGGGTGCGATTATCATAGACCCTACAGATGGTGTTGTTTTAAGCGATGGTTACAACGGCACTCCTCGTGGTTCTGAGGATGTTCTCTGTGGAGGGTCTGTGTGTCTTAGAGAAGACTCTAGTGTTAAGAGTGGCACACAAAACGATATCGGGTGTCATCACGCAGAGATGAACGCAATTTTAAATAGTTCTCGGAGAGGTCAAGCTACTTTGGGTAAGTGGATGATTGTCTCATGTAGCCCATGTCTGATGTGTGCAAAAGCAATACACCATGCAGGGATAGTTAAGATTATCATCTCTAGCATTCCAGAGAGTCACACTCAAGGGGTGGAATATTTGAAAAGAAATGATGTGGACGTTTCCATTGTCCTTTTATGATTCTACTTATTTTTAGTTTGTTTATGTTCTAGTAGTTGGAGAAAGAAAGAAGAGAGGATTTTATTATGTCGAGTAGACTTTCAGATTTAATCAGATTTGCCTATAACAACCCAGAATCAAGAGAAGAAGTACTTTCTGAGCTATTTTCAGGGTTAGATGCAGAAGAAATAGATTCCTTTGAGCGGATGTCAGGAGCAAGGTCTCTTGTGAATGAGCGAGGCGATTGTGCAAACCCACACGTTAGAGGCAAACCCCGCCCGGGCTATGGTACTTGCTATCAAACTCACAATGAATATGGTTCTGCAAGCAGTGGTGAGAATGGTTCGGATGATAGAAAGCAATACATGGTAGACTATCGTAAGAATAATTACGATACGGAAAATGGCCCTAACGATGGTAAGGATCGTAAGACTGTACCTATGCCTTGGGGTCAAAGCACCACACGAAGTGCAAGCTCAGAGTTAGTGAGACTTGCACATGAACTTCCTGAGTTAAGAGACCCCATCTTAAAGCTTTTTTTTTTCAAAACAGCAGTAGATAATGGTTACAAAGCCCCTTCTCCAAAAGCAAAGGAAAGAGGGTGTGGTGAGGTTTTTAAAGACCGTTCAGAGTTAACACAACAAGAAAAAATAGAGATGGAGTCGGCACGAAAGAAAGGTGAAGCACCCCCAGTAGGCAGTTGTAATCGTAGGATAAATGATTACGGCAGTGGTGTTTCTTTCGATATGAAGAAATATATGCAGGACTATCGAGCCAAGGGCTTTCTTGAGTTTAACTCAGATTTAGGTAAAGAAGTCCAAACGAGCAAGGGGGATGCGAGCCGCTCAAAGGTTCCAGATTGGGCAGGCAAAGTTAAAGGTGAAAATAATCCATCTAAGCTTGAAGTTCAAAAGAAGAGAACAGAGAAGAGAAAAGAGGTTGATCCTTCTAAAGCTCTTAAAGCCCCTCCTAAGAGTGAAGCTCCTAAGAAGAAGAAGCTTAAACTAGTTAAAGATAGGAGTTGATTGTGTCAGAGATCAATAGAAATAAAAACATAAGAACAGCAGGTGAAGTTCGCTTCATCAAAGATGATTCTAATTCTCCTATGAACGCAGGAAATTGGGCATGGGGGGGCTTTCCTCCAACAAACAGAGAAATAAACCCTAACTTCAAGTTTGATCCTGATTGTAGTGCGAAGCTCGTTGCTGTGTTGAAGAGTACTCTTTTTGCTTTAGGTCACACACTACACGCCTATGACATCTTCGCTAAACTTAAGAGTCGGAGTATTTCTCCAGATGGGAGTTTGGGAGGTAAGGGTTATATTCAAGAAGTGAAACATATGCGTAAGCAGTTTATGAATACTGTAGAAGCTCTCTCTGCTCTTTCTGACACTCTTAATGATGAAGTTAAAGCACCACATTGGGCTTTAGCTTCTAGAGATCCTCAAGAAGTTGATTCTATCAACGACATTAAAGAAGATCCTGAGAAATATGCAGAGCGACAAATGAAAGAGGATGCAAAGTCAATAGAAGAATCTTCCAAAATCAGAACTGCAAGCATCCGCAAACGTGCTAGTGTTACTATAGTAGCAGATAAATACATAAGGAGCATGAAATGAGTAACAACAGTAAACTTCCAAATGGTGGGTTTTCGCTTACAAATGGCTCTAACTATATGCTTGATGGTTTTAGTTTCGATACCGATTATGGAGATGGTGTTTTAGACAAAGCTCGTCTTCCCGAATCAAAAGGTATTTCTTCTCTACCGAAAGGTATGGTCCCTCCCGAAGGTTCATTGAGTTCAGACTTACCTATAGGTGTAGAGAGAGAAATAGATCTCGACCTCACTGATTTTACAAAATCAGCAGGTCAGCTTATACCCTTAGTAGATCATTCTTGGTTGGCGGAGCAGTCAAAAGAAGATTTAGAAGGTATGAGAACACATGATGATATACTTCAACAGTTTGCAGAGGGTAAGTTTGAGCATCCTCAAGTTAATCAGATAAAAGCACTTGAGGATGCTTGGGGTAAAGGTCAATCTACAGATGGCCTGTCTATCATTCCAAATTCTCAACGCAAACATGAAAAATACACCAATCGCTATGAAGAGGTTTCAGAGTTACCTGCGGATGCTTATCGACAAAGAGTAGAGCAAGCCATGAGGAAGCTCGCTTACGGTGACAACTTGGAAGATATCCTCAAAGACCTAGAAGATATGATGTCTTCAGAGAAACAAATGAAGCAAGCTTCTGAGCTGATTATTTCTGAGCATGGTCTACATGGTACTGTATATTTGAAAGAAGCATATTTCCCAGGGCTTTTTAATGGTAAGTGGGATGAGGTCGTAAATAAGAGGTGTGCTTCTTCTCTTTATATTATTCCGAAGAATGAGGGTTGTGCTTTCGATAGAGTCTTAGGGAAAGAGGTGGTGGCATCTATTCCTTGGAAGAAAGCGTATCAGACGCTCATGCCTCGATTAGAGGCTTTTGGTGTTTCTAAGGTTTCAGGTTCCAGCTATCAATCTATGTTACAACAAGCTTTCATAGACTCTAAGTCTTTGGGAGGAAATACTCATGTAGCAAACACATGGTTTCCAACTCAAAACTTTGAGTTCGAGAGTATTTCTTCTGAAGACGCACAAAGAGAACTACAAGCTTCTGAATACTCAGATTTCTTTATTGAGCAAAAAGCAGATTTAAAGCTTGTGCGTTTAGAGCGTATTGCTTCTCAACTTGTGGGTCAGGGTTTCTTAGACTCAGATCAAGTTGAGGCAGTAGTTTCTTCAGGTAAAACCGCCCAACAGAAAATAGATCGTCTTTATGATCTTGCTTCTACTCCTGTTAAGTCCTCAGAGTATGAAGGGCGTGGGAAAGATGCCCACTATTTAGCACCACGAAGAAATACAGACGTTGCTCAACCTGTACCTGTTGGAGAAATAAGTCTGGCTAAAAGAAATAAGTTGGCTATGAATAAAGTCGCTAAACTTATTTCTAGTGGTCTTATTTCTTATGAAGACTTAGAGCAGGTTACAAAAGGAATGAAAACACCTGAAGCTAAATTAGCTTCAGTACTCGATTTCTTATCTAAACCTAAATCAGTTCAGAGTTATGCTGGTCATGTTAATAAAGCACATGTCATTACGGCTAGAAATAAAATGCCCACTGAAAAAGTGGTCTCTACAGAAGTTGTTGAGGGTAAGAAAATTGCTAGCCGTATTGAATACTTTGTAACGAATGGGTTCATTTCTTCTGAAGACGCAAATGCGAGCATGGCTCTTGACGGAAACGCTAAGTATAAGTCACTCTTTAAATTAGCTAAAGAGGGCGTGTCTTCTAAGAAAGTTGACTTTAGTGGGCATCATTTTGAAGCTCATATTTCTAAGAGGGCTTCTGCACCTACCAAGACAGCTCATGAAGTACAATCACATAAAGTGGCTACTTGGCTGAGACAAAAGATGACTGAGGGTTCAGCAGGACAAGAGCTTGATATCTTGTTAAGTTCGAGGTTCTCTCAGAATGTCCTTGATTCACATAAAGATAGGATTTCGTCTTTGAGGGCCGACCACGAAGGTATTTCTGGTCATGCCTATGTCGATACTGAAGCGTATATGACTAGCGGTACTGAGGGTTGTGATAAAGGTGCTCTCATCCATAGAGCCAATCAGATTCCTTCTATTCTTAAGAACGCAAAATGTGGTGGTTGCGTGTTCAATGTTGGAGGGTCTTGTCAGAAATACAATAAGTGTGCTGTAGATGCTTCAAGCGAAATAGTAGAAGATAAGGCGAGTTATCAGAGTGAAACGATTAGAATCGCTAACTCTACAGATGCTGAGAGGACAGCTTCTCTTTTTGTTAATAACTACGACCATTCAGAGTTTAACTTGACTACTAACAACAACTTATCTTTTTCAGACGAAGCACCTAGTCTTGAAAAAATAGGTGAAGTGTTGTTTGGTGGGATAGAACTGTAGGAGAAATAAAATGCAACGTAGTACTGTCAATGTATCTCAAAAATATAAGCTCCTTGTAGCTCACCATAGAAGACCTTCAGACCCAAGCAAGGGCGAGGTTGGGAATCCTTCTCCGATCAGAAGAGGCTTTGAGTGTCAAACTATTTCTAATAGTTCGGGACGTGCCATATTGGGGAACTTTTCCGAGAAGAGGGTTAAGCTCGTCATTCAAGTAAACTCTTTAGATTATTTCAATGATCGTCTTGGAGGAGCACCTCCATTTTTTGAAAAAGATCAAATCTTAGCAGTTGCTTCTAACATCCCTACTTTAGATCAGCTACCTTCTTTGAAGGCAGGTGATGATTTTGGACAAGCTAGTGGAGGCGGGGCGGGAAATATCGTAACCGTAGCTTCAGAATTAGCGGAAGCTTTAAACTCAAAAAGATTGGGTATTTTCGCTAAGGTTGATGACTTAGACAATACATTAGTTAATATTAAAACCGAATCTATTGAGGATGACTTGGTATTAACTATTGTAAGCTATTCTTACAAGCTATTGAATGGTGTCCCTCCTTTTATTGTAAAAGACGCAGATGGTAACATAGTCTATGATCCGGATGTAGATGATAGAGGTGTCCGAGTACTTGTTAAGAGAAATGAGGACATAGACCCCATAAACGAAATTTAGTTGGAGGTATTACATGAGTATGAAACCCGAAGATTTTAATCTGATTCCAGATGGAGTTACTCGTGTTCAAGTTAAAGATGAGATTGGAAAAACTGTTTGGAGAAAACCGACAGACTTAAAAAATTCAGACACTCTACAATTTAATCCCTCCACAGGAGATTTATTTGTTATGTTTGGCTCTCCGGGGAAGCCAACGGTGAGCAACCCCAATAACCTGCCGGTTGTTTCAACCCCCCAAGCTACTATCCAAAGAATACAAAATAAAAAGCAAGATTCTTTGAGTCGTGATCCTGTCTTAAGTACTACGACTTTGGACCCTGAGTCTTCTGATGTACTGACTTCAGTTCTTGTGGGTTTAGCAGAAGAATCTGCTTCCTTAGCTTTTGAGCGTCAAGAAGCAGAGAGAAGAGGAGACTCCACTTCTCAGATTTCTTTAAGGCGTGTAAATGCTTTAAAAGCAGTGGGCGACACTTGGTTAAAAAAGAAAGAACTGATCTCAAGTTCTTCTATTGATTTAGAGTCCACAGCTTTCAAGATTATTTTTATACATATAGCTGAAACTTTCAGAAAAGCTTGTGACGAAGCAGGGGTACGGCCTGAGATGAGCGAGAGTGTGTTCGCAGTTTTTGGGACACTTGTGGATGACATTGATTGGATGAGAGAAGCTAGGGCGAAATTAGAAAAAGGTAAATAATGAGTCTTTCATCTTTGGCGATAGGTGCTTCAGCGACTGTGGGAAAAAACTCTGAAGAAGATGCTAATATTATAGATTTTGTCGAAGCTTCTTGGGGCTTAAAGATGACTTTGTTTCCCATACAGAAAATCATTCTTAAAGCACACTATGGTCTAGAGCTTGACGGTGTGGAGACTTTTAAGATCAGCGATTGGAGAAGACAAGATTGGGAAGAACATACCGAGAAATCTTACCTCAAGAAGCTATATGACGAGGGGAGATGTAATATCGGTGAGGTGATTCCTGGGAAGCAACGCAGGGAAATGATCCTTTCTATTGGTAGGCGTTCTGGGAAATGTGTAACAGGAGACACTCTCATACCGACCTCAAGAGGTTTAGTTAGATTAGATTCTCTTGGCGATTCCTCTTTAGGGGGGCTTGAATACCAACCTCTTTCAGAGTTGATCCTTCAAGAAGGGGGTAATACTGCTCGGACTGCTTTCTTTTATAATGGGGGCATAAAGAAAACGAAAAAAATGCGAACAAGTTCAGGGTTTGAACTAGAGGGGACTCCAAATCATAGGATTAAAGTACTTGATTCAGACTTTAATATTTCTTGGAAATATCTGGCAGATATAAAAGAAGAAGATCTTGCTTGCTTAAATCGAAAGCGAGGGTTGTTCCCGGATTCTTGTGTTTCTTTAGTTGAATATAAAAGTGATTTGAGTATGAAGGATAAACTTCCTGATATTCTCAATGAAGATTTAGCAGAGTTTTTAGGAGTACTTGTAGGAGATGGTACTTGGTCTTCCTCCTCCAGGGTTGAAGTCACAGTAGCGGAAGAAGGTTTTAAAAGCGATGTCTGTAAGAAGATGGTTTCTCTCTTTGGCAAAGTCTCTATATCCTCTTTTTCAAGTGGCTGTTATAGGGTTTCTTGCTATAGCAAAGAGCTGAGACTATTTTTACATCGTCTTGGGTGGGGCATACAAACACCTCTGTTAGATAAGTCTATCCCCCACGTTATATTAAAAAGTCCTCGTTCTGTGGTGTGTGCTTTCTTTAGGGGTCTTTTTGAGACTGATGGGTATATTCGTGGCTTTAACTCAGTTACGAAGAAGCACAAGAGGGAGGTCGTTTACTATTCTTCTTCTCCTCTTTTGCTCAAAGAGTCTCAAATACTCTTAATGAATTTGGGGGTTTTGACTACAAGGAGATGGAAAGAGAGAAAAGGCAAAAAGAACCGAGAGGGGTTCATAAGCTTGAAGGGGTCAGATTCGTATCTTGTGTTTTTACGAGACATCGGCTTTATTTCTCAGAAAAAGAGAGACATTGCAAAAGCTCTTTTTGATCGTTTGAAGGTGAGGGTGGATCATAGTGATTCCTCTTCTCCTAAAGGCTTTGGTTCTTTCTTGAAAAGTAGAGGGGTTTCCATAAGGAGTCACAGCCCAAGTTTTGCTAAGTTGGGTCAAATATTAAAAGGAGACCTCTCAGATGATTTGAGAGAGAAGATCTTAAAGATACTTGATCTAAGTTATTTCTTTGACAAGGTTATTTCTGTAGAGGATTCAGAAAACCATGTCTATGATTTGAATGTACCCGAAGGATCAATGTTTGTAGGGAACTGCTTTACGAATCACAACACCACTATTTCTGCCTGTATCGCAGCTTATGAAACGTATAAACTTATAAAGAAAGATGACCCTCAGAAATACTACGGACTGCCTTCCTCGAACAATATTCAGATTATTTCTGTAGCGACAGACAAAGATCAAGCAGGGTTGCTTTACCAAGAAGTGTCAGGGCATTATCGAAACTGTGCTTTCTTTGGTCCTTATACTGCAAATAACACTCTCTCCTATGCTCGCTTTCAAACCCCTAGTGACGTGACAAAATATGGGAGATACATTGAAAACGCAGACGCAAAAGCGACTCTTAAAGTTACTTTTAGGTCTTGTGTGGCTAAAGGTCTTCGTGGTGCAGGTAACATATGCGTAATACTTGATGAGGTTGCTCACTTTACTGAAACGGGTCAGTCGGGGGCAGAAGAAGTCTATAATGCGGTTGTTCCTTCGACTTCAGCGTACTCACCTAAAGACCCCATAAATCCAACTAAGCCTGTGGGTGAAGTGGAGGGTCGCATTATTCTTATTTCTTCACCTTTGGGCAAACAAGGGTTGTTCTATAAGCTCTTCAATATTGGTATGCAAGGAGGGGGTGCTTCTTCTAATATGCTTTGTGTTCAAGCTCCTACATGGGAAGTAAACCCTACTGTACCTGCGGAAGAGTTTGAAAAGCACTACTTGAAGAATGCAGCGGTGTTCTTCACCGAGTATGGAGGGAAGTTTACAGATAGAACTAGAGGCTGGATAGAGAAAGAAGAAGACCTTTTAGCTTGTGTAGATCCTAATCTCAAAGAAAGAAAAAGAGCACCTGCAAGAAAACCACATTTCATAGGGATTGACTTGGGTCTTGTAGGCGATGGTACTGCAATAGCAATAGGACATCTCGAAGAAGATAAAATAGTATTGGATCTTGTTACTCAGATTAAAGCTGGGGAAGGGGATTTCGCAGACAGAGACAGACTCGATTTTGATGATGTTGCAGATTGGATTTTCGGCTACACTAGGAAATTTTATGTGTCGGAGGGCTTATTTGATCAGTGGGCGGGTATTCCTTTAGAGCAAGCTCTTTCTAAAAGGGGCTTAGGTCAAATGAGATCGGAACACATGACTAAGAATAAGACATCGGATATGTATCAGAACTTTAAGTCTTTGATGTGGGATAAAAAGATTTCTTTGTATGATAATCAAAACGTAGAAGAAAAGGGTCACGCTCCATATATCTTGGAGTTGTTTGAGTTACAAGCTCATGTACATAGTAAACATGTGGTCACTGTGGAAGCTCCACAAGTACAAGGGAAGCATGACGACATGGCAGATGCTTTGATAAGAATGGTGTGGGTCGCTTCTAGGAATTTCGGTAAGCAGAAATACTTCGCTAATGGTAGTGGTGGTAATACTCTTTCTATATCTGGCAAAGGTTTTGCTACTTCACCAAAGCTGAGAGGGAGAGCAAACTCTTCTCCTCAGAGATCCTCGCCTAGAAATAACAAGCATTCTTTAAGAAATAGAATACTTGGGAAGAGAAAATAGCTATGAGTAAGCCAATAAAACCGAAGTCTCGTCTTTCTGCTGACCATCGTGTCATTGCACGAATATTAGAGTTATCTCATGGAGATAAAAAGCCTTCAGAAAAGAAGCTAGATCTATGCTCAAAAGTTTTCAGCAATGCAGGTGGTAGTTGGTATGATTTCTTTGAAGGTAAACCACATACAGTAAAACTTTTAAAAAGAGTAATACTTGCGGTGGACATGAAAGAAAAATTAGATGCTAAAAAAAAGGGGCGATTAGATGACGAATGAAGAACCTAAAAAAGTAGGTACGGTCAAAACAAAAGATGGCGTAACTACTAGACACCTTAAGCCTTTTGAGATGAGATCTCGTGTTAAAGTAGCGATGACCACATCAGGCACACAGATGGGTTCAGGTGGTAATTTTTACTCGCCAGAGCTATCTACAGACTTCCTTGAGCTTCCCCAAAGCCAAGACGAACAACGTAACTATTTCAGATTTTTCTATCGTACGGACCCTTTTGTAGGTCAAGCAGTAGACTTACATACTGAACTACCCCTTTCAAAAATAAGGCTTGGGATGCCGAAGGCTCAAAACAGAGAGATGGCTATGGCTTCTCTCAGATTTTGTGAGAAATGGGGCAAAAGAGTCGGGCTTCTTCATCGTCTTATAGAAATACTTCATGAATATAACTTGCTTGGAGAGGTGTTTGTCTTCTGCGAGGATAATAATCCCGATATGCCTAAATCTGTGACACATAACCAAAGAAATGAGTTGTCTCCTAATGGAGACATAGATGTTATTTGGGAGAAATATGAGGATGCAGATGATCGTGCTTATGTTTGGATGAAGAAGAACTATCTAGGATGGACAGGCATTAGAGTTCTTCCGCCAGAACAAGTCCACATGGAGTCTTTTCCCTTTACAGACCAAAAGATCATAGAACTCATTCCTGATTCTAAGACTAAGAGTGTAGTCGAGAGAGCTTCAATCCAAGACCCTGAAGCGATGCGGATTGTAGATTCAATGCCTGAAGACGTGGTTGGTGCTATTCGGGAAGGTAGAAACATCCCTTTGAACAGTGACTCTGAAAAAGGCTCGTTTGTCTATTATATGGCACGAAAGAAATCTCAATATGAGCCGAGAGGACACTCTATGTTGGAGCGTTGTCTCAGAATACTAGTTTATCGAGATAAGCTCAGACAGGCAAACACTTCGATAGCTTCTCGTCACATGACCCCCATACGTCTCGTTTATGCAGAAGATATGGATATGGCAGATGTGGAGGCTCTCAGAGAACAAGTTGACTTAGCGTTACAAGATCCAGATTATTCGATCATCTCTAACTTTCAAATTTCTTGGGAAGAAATGGGTAGCGATCAGCGTCTACTCGACTTAGGCTCAGAGTATGACATGACCGATAGACAGATGTATGCAGGTCTTGGAGTCACCGAGTCCTTGCTTAGTGGTGAGTCTAGTTATAGTGGAGATCGTATTAATTTAGAAGTTATCAACACTCGCTATATGCTCATGCGAGAAATACTACAGGAAATGGTTGAGGAAAATATTCTTAAACCAATGTGTAGACGAATGGGTTTTGTAGAAGAAGATGAAGATGGGCAAGAAATAGTAGTTCACCCAACTCTTAGTTTCACTCGTCTTGGTCTTCGTGATAACCAAGATACTTTTGATGCACTCTTTAATCTGTATCAGAAGGGTTCGTTGGATATAGACATCATTCTTGAACTTCTCAATGTAGATCCGGAATCTACTAAGAGAAAACTTGAGCGTGATATGTGGACTCTTAATGATAGTCAGTTCAATGAAGTTCTCAGAGGTATTTATGGGGAAGCAGGTCGTATGATTTCTGAAAACACAGGTGTGGTGGAACAGATAGCTGAAAATCTTGGGTTGAAATACACACCTGCTGACGAAGGTGATGATGGGAGATTTTGATGTAGGTTAATATATTCTCTATATCTCCCTATTTCCTATGGATATGAAAAAAAGGAGTATATGGAAAATGGGCAACTTACTTCCAATTATGAACCCTCTCTTTAACTTGAGAGAAATAGTAAAACAGATGGCTTTACTTGAAGACCATTTAAATAACGCTCGAAAGAGATGCCCGGACTGTATTAGGAAGCATTTCTTAACCATAGAAGCTTTTTTTGAAGAAACTATTTCTTTAGATAAGAAGTTTCAATACGTTGGTCTTTTAGAGGGCAAAGCTGATTTGATGAGAGATTTGCAAGGGTGTTGGCTAGATTTAAAAGATACCGAACAGTCTCAGATCGCTTACTTAGTAATATCTCAAGTTCTTAGGAAAATAAGAAAAGAGTTTGCTCCTCTTTGTTTCGATGTTCGCAAAATGGCAAACATAGAGCGTAGGGCTAGTTTATATGTATGTCCTCACAGGAGGGTTGCAACTCTCTCTCCACAAGAGAAAGAAATAAGAGAAACTGAGAGACTTGTACGAAAAAAACCCAAGATAAAGCCTCCTCGGAAAGATCTAATGCGTAAGAGGATTCAGGAAGAAGATCCCGATCTTCAGTATATGGGTGGTGGTGCAGGTGGAGATCGTGATCTCTCTCTGAATCATAAGCGAGTGGCACGTCACAGAGAAGGAGAGGGCTCTCATTTTACACACGAAGGTCGCAGATATGACTTGAACTCCGTTCTTTCTTCTGTGGAAAAGAATCCTATTAAAAAAATAAGTGTTGGAGAAATAGATTGGGTTTTAGATTTTGGAGACACAGACCCAATACAGGTTCGTAAAGCAGATGTTTCTGTACCAATTCTTGTTGCTCCTAGTAAATCGGGTCTACCAACAGTCGTTGATGGTTTACATCGTCTCCAAAAAGCCAAAGATTTAGGTTTGGAATATCTTACTTACAGGTATGTGAGTGAGCTTGTTTTGAAATCTTCTGAGATATAGGAGTAGAAATGCACACTCTTCTAAGAGAAATAATTCAAAAGTATGCTTCAAAGAAACCAAAATTAAAATCTGAGAAAGCTACTTATGTTGGAGAAGAAATCCACAAAAAAATAATGGAGAAGCTCGCACCGAACACTTATAAAGATAAAGATTCGGGCAACGACATTCTTTTTACAACTGCGTATAGCCGTCAACATGCGAAAGCGGTTGAAGATTATAACAAAGAATTAGACAACTCAAAAGAAGGAGAGGGTGAGTCTAAGAAGACTAGAAAAAACACAAAGACTTTACAGTCAGAAGCAGACGCTAGTACAACAAAAAAGAAGAAACAACAAGACTCTTTAGATGAAATTAAAAAAACAAAAGACCAGTTTCGTCTTGATCTGTATGATGACCCTCAAAAATTCATCAATAACCTTTTGGGGGGTGAAAGAGAAAAGGCTATACATATACAATATGCACATGAGGTGGCAAAAGATTTAGCTAAAAGCTTTGATGAAGTTGCTAAAAACGAAGAGCAAAGATTAAATAGAGAGAACAGTGCTGAAGCTAAAAAAAATAAGATGAAGAAAGAAGAAGGGAAAATCACAGAGGATAAATTTAAAGAGCTTGAGAAAGAAAGGAAAGCAAAACACAAGCAACGTATAGAAGAGGTCGAGACCCTTGAAAAAGTCTTAGGTTTAGACACATCTAAGTTTACTCCTACAGAAAGAGAGAAAAAAGAGAACGTCGCTCAAGCAGACGAAAATAAGAGAAAGCTTAAAGACGGAGAAATATCTAAGAATGATTTTACTCGTCTTGAGCAACGTAGAAAAGCAAAGCAACAGCTTAGAAAAAAAGAGCGTAAGAAAGAAATAGTTAGAGCGATAGGGAAACTCAAAAAGACAAGTTTCCCTTCAGAATTAAATGAAGGGGTTGATAAGATAGTAATCAATGATCTGGACGTGATGAAAGACCTTGGTCTTATTGAATTTGAAGGTGACTTAAAAGATTTATCCGATGAAGAAGTACAAGACCTTAATGACTCTTTTAAAGAGAAGTTAGATGGTATGTCTAAAGAAGAAAAAAAAGAGGCTAAGAATTCTATTTCTAAAAAGAAGAAAGAAAGCTTGGCTGACAAAGCCGACGCACTTATTGCTGCTAATACAGATCGTGTTTTAAAAGGTGGGACAGAAAAAGACAGAGAGATCATGGAAAACAATCCCGTCTTGAAGTTGATGTCCTCTTTCAGAAAAACAGTATCGAGAGAAGAAGCCTCAGATCAAAAGACAAAACTTAATGAGAGACAACAAAAGCAACTAAGAACCGACTTTTTAGAGAATATGGTTAGTTCGCTAGGGGGGTCATATGGGTTTGGGTCGGCTTCTTCCATCTCTGGCTCAGATATGGACTCCAAAGTTTTTATTTCTAAAATGATTATGAAAGTTGATATAGATAAGCTTTCAGCAGAAGATATGGATAAAGTTTCTGAGGGATTTAAAGAGGCTTCTGTAAGACTTCAGAAAATCTTAGATGGTAATGAAGATCCTGATGCAGGTCTTCTCGAAAAGCTCAATCAGCTCCAAGAGAATATAAACGACATTTTTGATGAACAAATTAATAGTAAAGAGGGTGCAGAATTAGGTGCTTCTATTTTAGCCGGTGCGATGGAGATGGCTATCACTAGAAACCCTCTCTTTGGGGTAGACACATCGTCAAGTAGTGTTTTTATTGTCAAGAAAGACTCTATGGGTAGAGAAATGAAAGAGGTGGATGAAGATCTTCTCAATGACAACAGTCGCTTTTCAGCTCGAAAATATAATGGTCGTGGTGAATCTGAAACGAGACTTGCTCTTGAGAACGTAGAGTCAAAGATGAAAGCGTTAGAGAAGAAAGGTGAGCGAGGTTCTGCTGAATACGAGTCTTTGGGGTCTGTAAAAGACGGCATAGAGGTTTCACTTCTACTCCAAGATGTGAGACCGAGACCAAAGGGTTTAGCAAAACCCTTCGATTATTTGGTAGAAATAGCAAAGCAGACGAACTTAGACTCAGCGTATGATGCTTTGAAGTATCTGAAGAGTGAAGATTTAAAGGATCTGGATAAGCATGAGATTCAGACAAAGTTCTTACACAGTTTGCCTGATAAAGAACTGGCACAAGCTCTTGGAGGCGAATCTGGGCCTTTTGGTGACGCTTTGGATATAATACAAGAACTAAAATGTCCTAATATTCCAATAAATGGAGATATGGCAGGAGAGGTTATTGGTCCTGGTGATGTTTGCCCTTATCCTGTAGATCCGGGTACGAAGCAAAGTGTGAGAAACCATGTTATACAGATGATGTCAGACCACCATGTGGTCAACCCAACTCAAGCCTTGGGGTCATCTTCTTATGGGAGTAAAAAAAGAAAAGAAGAAAAACAAGATAAGCAAGAAGCCAAAAAACATGAAAAGATGAAGCAACTGTTTGAAATAAGCCCTGAAAAGTTTGAGAAAATCCTTACGAGTGGGTCTGAAAATGAGAAAGAAGAGTCTCTTGCGTATCTTATTTATCAAATGAGGGTGAAGCAGTTAGAGGAAATGAACTTTGGTTCTTACAATTCAAAGAAAAACAAGAATCAAAATGAGAAGAAAAGAGATGTGGCTAAAAGAGATGCTATTTTAGAGATGGTAAAGAAAAATAAGAAAGATGAGATCAAAGAGATGCTTCAGGACCTTGACAAGGCAATGAAAGCTGATCTTTCATGGGACAGTTCTTTTGGGAAACAGGCAAGTCAGAGTGTGGGGTCTGCTATTTTTAATAGTTTGTTTATTCGAGGTCGCTATTTAGACAGAGTAGGAGGATTTACACCTATGGATAAGAAATCACGTCAGCCGTACAACTATCAAGAAGTCGCCACTTCTTTTGAAGTGGGTATGCGAGCGTTTCCTTTTTTTAAGGGAGATGCTAAGACTTCTGGTGTAGTTGTCGCAGTTTTTCCTGCAATCGGGATGGTTGATTTGAAATTCCCTTATGGTGTTACCCGTTTTCCTGTGGAAGATCTTGTCCTCGACACCTCGGAAGATGTTGAGGATGTTTCTACATACGAAAACCCAGCTAAGTATTATCCTGTCTCGGCAGGTAAACAAAAACCCTCTAAAGAAAAAGTCGCTTCCATGTACTTATCCCTAAGACATAAAAGGAAATAACGATGGCTTTTCTTAGGTATGCTAGGGCTAACATAGTTCGTCCCCAGCTCCATTCTATGGAGTGGGATAAAGTGAGAATTGCTTCAGGGTCTTCTAAGCTGAATAGCTCTTTGAGAAAGAAAGCAGAAGACATACTTGGAGAACCTTTTACTCCTGAAAGATTTCTTTTAACACATGCTACTATTGTATGTTCTGTTGATGCAGTTAAAGTTCCGGGGTCTAAGATAGGCTCAGTTACTGAAGGAAATATTCAGATCAATAGGAAATACTCAGATTATAGAGTTACTTCTGAAACGGACAAATACATCAACAATAATTTAGACTGTTGGTCTAGGGGTGTAATTAAAAAGTCGTACTCGACTTTTGTTGGTGCTCACAATTTTGTTGAACACGTTCAGATTGAGGAACTAAGTAAAGGTCGCATTGTTGACGCTGTTCTTCGAGATGTTGGTGAATCTATCTATGTGGATATTCTTGTAGCCACAGATAAGAAACATGAAGATCTTGTCAACCAAATCCTTTCTGGTGAAATGAACGGTATGTCGATGGGTTGTAGTGTCGATTTCACTGTTTGTACTAAATGTGGACATGTAGCAGCGGATGAAGCTCAAATGTGTACTCATGTTAAGTATGAAAAAGGGAACTCTTTCTTTGATGAGAGTGGAAACAAACATCGTGTAGCAGAACTCTGTGGTCATGATACTGAGGGAGACACAGGTGGGGTTACTTTTATAGAAGCTTCTTGGGTTTCCGTCCCTGCCTTTCGTGGTGCAGTGGCAAGAAATACTTTAGAAATACCTACAAAAAAAGCGTCTTTGAATTCCATCCCTTCTCAATGGCTAACAAAAACAGCCGGGCCGTTTGATGAGGATGATGATGAAGGCTCTGATGAGGGCGAGTCTTCCGATTCTGATACCTCTGAGTCATTCTTAAACCAGATCGAAGATGTTATCAAAGATGCCGTTCTTGACAAGTTAAAGAAAAAGCTTCAAAAAGAAATAGATGTGAGTTCTGGTAAGGAAACCCCTCCAACCACACCTATAAATGTTACGGATGATACTGTAATAAAAGAAGCTTCAAAGAAATACTTGCTCAATCTTGATTTTGCAGTTAAGAAGGCATCTTCTAAAGCTCATACTATTCGCAATATTAGGATAGTCAATGATCACTTTGATGTTTATTTGCCGAACCATATTTACAAAGTTGCAGAACAAATCGACTTTAATAAGAAATATGGTAGCGTAAGTAACCTTATTAAAGAGGCTGAGAGTCTTCTCGGCTTTAAACTCAACAAAAAAGACTCCATTCGTCTTGTTAGATTAGCTAAACTGATCTCGCTAAAATCTGAGCAGTAGTCCTGCTCTTAATAGGAAAGGAAACACGTTATGTCACAACGTAAATATCCCGCTTTTAATCGCAGGGCTAACTCTGCAATGCCCGGTTACGACAACAATGGTTACGATTCTTTCGGACACCCTGCTGCCCAAGATCAACCTTCTGTAGATGCTTATGGTATTGATTCAGAGTTTGGTGAGGGCGTTACTGACGGACCTTACAGCTCAGGCCCTGCTCCTGCTTCTTATGGTTGGATGCCTGATCATCCTGCAACTCAAGACCAAACTATTTCAGACTACGAGTCAACTCGTTCTTTGAAAGAGCAAAATCTTAAGCTCGCTATGGAGAGAAAAGCTTCAAAGTGCATTGAGATTGCAGAGCACAGACTCGGTAAGTTTGCTTCTCAAGATGAAGTAGAAGACCTCGCTCTTCGCTTTATGGATCTCCCGAATCGTGCAATCACTGCTCGACTTCAGAGAATCGCTTCTGATTTCTTAGCAGGAGATGAGATGCAAGACGAGACTGGTTATGAGGGCGATGATGTTGGTCCTGGAAATGTCATGGCAGAAGACCTCCTTTCAGACGAGGATCTTATGGCTGACGAGGATCTTATGGCAGATGTGGATCTTATGGCTGACGAGGATCTTATGGCTGACGATACTGAGTCTATGAGTCCTGCTGAAGTTCTTGCAGAGGAAATCTCAATGCTTCGCCAAGCGAATATGCGTTTGCGTTCTGAGTTAAAAAAAAAAGCAGAAGAAGAAGTCCAAGATGAGACTGGCTACGAAGGCGATGACGAGAGTGTAGATACTCTTGAGGATTCTGAGCCTGACGATGAGCCTACTCAGAAACTTGCAGGTCTTTCTCGTCTTGCTTCAGTTCTCAGTAGTATGATGGCTGAAGAGGAAGATGCTTCATCACATGAGTTGATGGCAGATCTTCTTGCTGAAATGGAAATCCTTGCTAAGAGCTATAAGAATCACAATGATTATGGTGAGGCTATTGATGATGATTCTTTCTACCAAAAACCTGCTGAGAGAGGTGCAAGACGCTCTCAAAAAGGCGGAGGTATGTGGGATGCTCAAGTAAAGCAAAACCACAATGATCTCTACTATAGAGACAACCCTGACATTTGGGATGTTAAGAGTCGTGCTCCAGGTGAGAAACCTCGTGATGCTAAGAAAAATGTGAACCATACAATCGGTGATGGCGGAGCTAAATCTGTTTCTACTGCTCAAAATGAGACTAAGCGTGTTCGTAAGACTCGTGAGAGATCAGCAGATGACATTCTTTCAGAAGATCAGTTTGCAGAGCTTCTTGCTACTCTTGAGATGGTTGCTAGAGGCAATAAGAAAAATAAGAGAAATAAGTGGTCTGATGCACCTTATGGAGAAACATTAAAAGGCGACTTTGGTTATATGGAGCCGCAACAGAGAGTAGATAACCAATCTACTAAAGGTAAGAGTGGTTGGCCTCTTGCGATTAAAGAAGGGTACAATGAAGCCTATTACCAAAAGTTCCAGGAAAATTGGAAGAAGCAAGCGATGGATCTCAATGCTGAAGAGCGAGATATGCTTGCTGCGATGCTTGCAGAAATTGAAACTGCTGAAGAGCAACCAGAGGTTGTAGCGTCTTCACAGGAGGCTTCAGACGAAGAAATCTTAGCAAATATGCTTGCAGAAATTGAAACTGCTGAAGAGCAACCAGAGGCTGTAGCGTCTTCACAGGAGGCTTCAGATGTAGATCCTATGGCTTCAGACGAAGATCTTATGGCTTCAGATGTAGATCCTATGGCTTCAGACGAAGATCTTATGGCTTCAGACGAAGATCTTATGGCTTCAGACGAAGATCTTATGGCTTCAGACGAAGAGACCACTATGGTAGCTCCTATGGCTTCAGAAGATTTGGCAGATCAGAATGATCCACATCACTTCGCAGAAGACATTATGGGTCTTTCTGATGACGAAGTTGGTATCGACCCTAAACTTGCTCGTATTTTCTCCGCAGGAGATGAGATGCAAGATGCTACAGGGAATGAAGGCGAGGACGTTGGTCCTGGAAATGCTTCAGAGGAAGATGGAGAGTCAGCATCTGAGAAGTCAGCATCTTTCCGTCCTCAGACTACTGCACGTCAGTCTTCTGTTAAGACTCTAGGAAATATTTCTCGTGAAGCCTCTTCGGCATCTGACGAGCTTTCTAAACTTTGGGAGTCTGCTCCTGACGTAAGTAAGTTCTTCTGAGATAAAGTATTCTTAAAGAAATATAGAGAATACTATAATAGTTCCTTTATATTTCTATGCTATATTGTTGAAAACCTTTGGGGGTCGCTTCGCCTTCCCCTTTCTAACTAACACACTACTCTCTTGGAAACAGAGAGTATGAGCAAACACATAGGAGAAATACTATGGCTCTACTTGGACAAGCTAGTGGTGGTTTTACTGAAAGTAGCTCTGCTCTTCGTATTTTGCACATCGGTGTTCGTAACACCCTTGGTCAACTTACTTCAGACAGCTTCATTCAGACGAACCCCCCAATTATTACGACTCCTGCGACTGTATCTCAGTCTAGTGGTCTTTCCCTCGTCACAGGCGTACTCGGTGTATTGAGTGGTTCTGTTGCTTTCGCAAGAACTTCAGCAGACGGTAACACTCATGGTGGGCCTTCTGATTCTGGTAACATTGCAGACGCAAATGAGCGAGTACTCGGTATTTTCATTAACAATGCTTCGGGCAATGCTTTTGAGAATCAACCCGGTGTTGCTTCTAACAGAGGACCTTATGTTTCTGCACAAGGTTCTTACGGAAATAAACTCCGAGAGACACAACAACTCACCGCAGGTAACAATGCAGGTGCAGGCAATGACCTTACTTATGCTGTAGGGGATAGCCTTGTTGCTTCTCTTAACGGTTATCTCACTAACAGTGCTCAGACTACTGATCATCACGATGTGGCACATGGTGTGGCAACTACTACTGAGATTGCTATTCTTAAAATTGTACCCGATTCTGACTCTGATGAGTTGGTTTACGATCAACGTATCTGATAGAAAGGAGTTAGAACTATGAGTACCGTAGATAATGCAGTAAAACAGAAGATTATTTCTGACTATATTAAGACTCCACAGGGTCGTAGCAAACTCGCAGCCAGCATGACTCAGCCTTTGCGTCTTCGCAGAGACTATACGAGCGTTGGTCGTAAGACTTTCCTCGTTGAGCAACTTCCTGATGGTGCGTTGCCGATTTATGACAAAGATCCAGACGTGACTGCGTTTGTGGTTGGTGAAGAGGGTGAGAACATTCTCGCTATCACCAAGCCTAGACGTGTGATTTTCCCTCTTTTTGAGATTGCGTCTAACCCTGAGATCCCATTGACTCAAATCAAAGAGAGACGCTTCGATCTGATCGAGCGTGCTCAAGATTTGGCTCGTGCTCAGATCCAAGCGGCGGAAGACGAGCGTGTATTCGCTATTCTTGACGCAGTTGCTACTTCAGGCTTTGATAGCGTTCCTGGTCAAACTAACGCTGACATTCCTGTTATCGCTCCTCTCAATGGTGCTGTTCTTGCTGATGCTTTTGCTCTCATCGAGAGACATGACCTTCGTGTTGCTCGTATCTTCATGAACGCTCGTGATTATGCTGACATCCGTAAGTTCGGTAGAGACATTCTTGACATTGAGAGCCAAGCGGCTCTCCTCAAGACAGGTCTTCAAGCGACTCTTTGGGGTGCTCAGATTATCACTAGTCGTCTTGTTCCTGTTGGAACTGTGTACGCCACTTGTGAGCCTGAAATGTTCGGACGTATCCCTGTTCGTACTGAGCTTACCGTTCTTTCTGCTGATGATCCAAAGGCTCGTACCATTGGTTTCAGCGTTTTTGAGAACTTGGGTATAGGTGCATATAACCCTAAGGGCCTTGCACGACTCACCGTTACTCGCTAATCTTTAAGAAATAGCTTGTAACTCCGCCTACTTAGGTAGGTGTGAGAGATCTCAGATTAAACCTCATTTCCCTTTGGGAGATGGGGTTTTCTCGTTTCTAGGGTTCTTTTTTTGCCTTATCTCACCCTCATGTGCTAAAGTGGATGCACTCTTAAACACTAAGAACCACATAAGGAGTGTAAGATGAACAACAATTTTGTTCCAGTTCCCACAGTAATGGAAGCCATGACAGGTTTCCTCTGTAGTAAGGCTTTTCTTATCTATCTAATTATATTTGGTGTTCCATTTTTTATATGGCTTTTTAGCAAAAAAAAGAGGAGAGAAGAAACTGATCTCTTTCGAGCACTAATGCTCGAAAACCAAAATCTTAGGCGAAGACTAGGACAGACACCAAATGAAGAGCAAGATGATATGTTCTCCAACAACGTACTCACCTCGTCAGATGACAATAAAAAACGACAGTTTAAAGATATCAAATGGATAAACGCAGGACTCAGACATGATATAAAAATACTAAACATCGAGGATAAAGAGACACTATTGAAAGCGAAGGCTCTACTTTTGTACTTAACTACCTCGGAGAAACAAACCCCACAATTTATTGAGGGTGTTCAGAAAACGCTCAAGGTTATTACGATCCTAGAAAAGAGTGTAAGATGAGAGCGATACCATGCCCTATATCTAAAGAGCGTTTTGAAGACCTCTATACTAAGCAATACTTAACACAGGAGCAGATTAACGAGTTGTTGATCTCTGAGGGTATTGACTCAAGCATAAAGCGTATTGGTAGTTGGAGACTACGCTATGGGATTGAAACGGTATCTAAGTTTGATCGTCTTGAGTTACCAAAGATTGAGGGGGAGTTAAGATCAATCCTTATTGGTTCTATGCTAGGTGACGGTCGTATTGCTTTTCGTACTAACGCTTCACACTATGAGGAACGACACGCACCCAATCAGAAAGAGTATCTTGAGTGGAAGCAAGAGAAGTGGGGCGTGTGGTCATCTGGGGGTTTAGCTGTAGCGATGAGTAGGGAGTTCCCTAGTTATATCTTTCGCACCCACGCTCACCCTATGCTGAATGAGTATCGAGACTTGTTCTATGAGGAGAGGGGTAAGGGGTGGAAAGTTGTTAAGTCTGATGTTATAGACCAAGTAGATGAGTTAGCTTTGGCTATGTGGTATCTCGATGATGGTCATGCAGGACATTGGCCTATTATTTGTTTTGGTGCAAAACAGGGGAGTCGAGCTAACGCTTACTTAATCTTTGAGAAGTTTGGATTGCACCCAAGATGGAAAGTGGTAAAAGACACGAATGGTCAGTTCCATTTTCGAGAGGAAGATGCGGAGCGATTTATTGAGATCATTAAGCCTCATGTACCCGATTGTATGTCTTACAAGTTGGACTTTGGTTTTCAAGGTCGTAACAATGCTATTAAGAAAAAGATGAACAAAGGTATCTTAGAGGAGTTGAGGGGTAAGGGTTGGAGTAAGCGTAGGATAGCTAAGTATCTTGATGTGGGATATAATACAGCAGATCGTTGGATGCGTAAGTTTGGGGTTGAGTAAGAGATCTCAGATTAAACCTCATTTCCCTTTGGGAGATGGGGTTTTTTCGTTTTTATAATAGTTTTTTTGTTTGTTTATCTTCTCTGTTAGGTGTTGTTATCTTTAATAACACACATGGAGAAATGATTATGAGAAGATCAGCATCAGAAATACTTAGAGACTTAGAAAAAAGAGTAGCAACGCTTGAATATAGAGACTCTAAATTAGAGGTCTATGTTCAGGTTGAGTTTGATGATCAAGATGGTAGTCGCCCATTTATAGATAAAAGAACCTTTCGCAACATAGAAGACCTAGTAGGTTTCCTTAAAAGTTCGCATCCAGATAATGGTAAGTATGACGAGCTAGTAGATAATAGAAATAAAGAAGTAAAATCTATCTCTGCCTTGAGGGTTGGTAAACTGGTTCAGCTTTTAACTGTGACGGAGGATGAAACCGTCACCGCCTCAATTCTCATTGTAAAAGCCAATAATTTGGATCTGGTACAGCTAGGTAGAGCACTCTTTGATGATCTTTATGATAAATATAAGAGTTAATAACTTCTGTATTGCAATTTTAAAACGCTCTATTTCCTTCGGGTGTTGGGGTTTTCTCGTTTCTAGGATAGTTCTTTTATTATTGCATATAAGTGTTGTTATCCCCCTTTAGCTACATATGGAGAAATAAAAATGAGAAGAACAGCATCAGAAATAATTAATGACCTTGAGATCAGGGTAGCCCGTCTTGAAAGAACAGCATTAGTTGAAGGAACACCAAAAGTAGCTCAATTACATATCCAAGCAAAAAGCTATGATCGTGTATTTTACTCTCCAAAGCCATTCACTTCTTTTCGTAATGTAAGTCAAGATCAAGGCTACACACTATACGAGAAGCCTAAAGGTCTTTGGTACTCTTGTGGTAAGGATTGGAAATATTTTGTTCAGACAAATATGGAACATGCAAGATATCCTCACAAATATTTACTTGAAGTAAATCTTAATCGTATGTGTGTGGTACGAACAGAAAAAGAGTTATTGAAATTTAGTGAGAAATATGGAGAGCTAGAAAAACCAGATATTAACTTTAAGGGTGATAAAGGAAGATGGGCAGTTGATTGGAACAAGGTATCAAGAGACTATGATGGGATAGAGATATGTCCGTACATAGATATTGATTGGAGCTTGAAAGAGTATTATAAATGGTACGATTTTTGGGATGTGGCAAGTGGCTGTATTTGGGGTAAGGGTGCAATTAAAGATATTACTGAAGTTGACAGCGACATGGGAGATAACGAGTTCCGCTATTAGAATAATCAGAGTTACTTCTCGCTAATCGTTAAGAAATAGCTTGCAACTTAAGGGTTCTAAGAAATAACCTCATTTCCTTCAGGTAGTGGGGTTTTCTCGTTTCTGATAGTTTTTCATTGGAGTTGACATTCTTCCTCTATTGTTCTTAAATACCTTAGTAAGAAACTTAAGAGGTGTGTGTATATGTGTGACGATGATTTTGACGTTGAAGAAATAATGAGAGAAATACTCAACCCGAACCCTAAGTGGGAAGAAACACCCACACTAGGTGGAGATTCCCCCAAAGAGAAGCGAGTCTCCGAAATACATATCTCGGATAAGAATAACAAAAAGTTTGTATTTCCCGGAGACTTTATCGTTAGGTTTGAAGGCGATAAAGTGATCTGCTCATGTGGTTAAGTCTTTCAGTTCTTTTAAATTCTTGAAAGACTTTAAAAGATCAAACCTGTAAAAAGCAGATTTGTTTCTTATGTCTTTACACTTAACTAAAGTATCATTGAAGTTTTGAGGGTGGTTGACTGCGATTTTATCTGCAAGACCACACATATGAAAAGTCAGATTGTTTTCTTTTATTAAGATTATCTGAGGGTTTCTAGTAGGCGAAGAAGCACTGGGTTTCTTTAAGAGAGGAAACCAACCTTTCTCTACTGACTTAACACCTACGTTTAAGTTTAAAGCAGAGAGGTCACATACGTCGTATCTGAGTGACTCTCCTATAGAGAAATCTACGAACTTTACGCCTAAGAATATTTCTAAAGCACATTCTCCACCCCAACCTGTGTACCATCTTTTAATTAGAGATTTAGGGTCTCTAGCATATTCTATTTCTTTAGTCTTCTGTAAGACTATTTCTCGAACTTTTGATTTTATTTCTAAATCTTTTTCTGTGGGTATGTTTATTTTAGTAGAGTTTTTAACAATAAGTTCAGCATATTGCATATACTTAGTGTTGTAGTAGGGGGAATCCATGTGTTTTAACCTGTTTCTGTTAAGATTTATGGTTCTTTTATATCATATCATCGGTATGGTCTAACAATTCGTTTAAAGGAGAGAGAAGATGACTTTTGAAAAAGGTAATTTTGTAAAGTTGGTCGCAACTACGACTATCCATCTGGGAAAAATAGAGAAAAATCTCTCTAAAGAGGATGTAGTGGAGTTTGATGGTTTTGAAGTGAAAGTTTTTGGTCAAACTGTACAGATGCCTGAGTTGAAGGCGGGCTTGAAGCGTGGTTGGTTGAAACTCCATGAAGGATCTTCTTCTTTGCCAACAGAAAAAGAAGCTGTTGTACCTACACAAGAACCTGCACTTAAGATGAAAGTACAGAAAGTTTATGATGAGGAGCGTCCTGTTGCAGAAGTTAAAAAGAAGGAAACTGAATCAGAGAAGAAGAAGTTCCAGGTTATAGTTGAGCAACAAGAAAATGAGATTATCCCTGTAGCTAAGATCAAGAGTACAAGTGGAGCTACCATTGCAAGTGACAATGCTTCTTCTGGGATTCATGGCGAAGCCGTTACAATCAATTTAAAAACTGCCTCTAAAGTTAAGACTGTCCTTTCAGATGGTAGCCAAGTTTCTTCAGAGATCAACAGACTAGATAACGTTTCAGCCCGACAAGAGTTTCCTATAGTCCGACAAGCTGAAGATGCAGTTGAAGTTTCTTCTTTTGTTGAAATGGCTTCAGAAGAATCTAGTGAGGAGCAACTAGATAATCTTTTAGAGAGTTTAGACACTCCCGATGAGCAAGCTTTAGAGGATGCTCAGTTATTGCAAGCCATTGAGGGAGAGATCGCTCCAGATCAAGGTGCAGTGACGCTAGGTAAGAATGACTCTAAGTTGATTTCTTTGCCTGTAGGCGTAGATTGGGATATGTCTCCACATTGGTCAAAGCGAGCCAAGATCGCAGTTGAGAGATATTCAGAGCACCTAGAAATCCTAGAAGCAATAAAAGCTGTAGAAACTAAAGGTGTGGTTAGAGCGATAAATAAGGGTCTTGAGGGATAATAGTCTTTATTTTGAAGATTCTACAATGACTTTTGCTACTCGATAAGGGTCCGCATTTGCATTTGGTCTTCGATCCTCAAAATAGCCTTTTTTATCTCTTGCGGTTGTGATTGGGATTCTAACAGAAGCAGTTCTGTCAGAAACTCCCCATTTAAACTCGTCATAGCGACAGGTTTCATGTTTGCCTGTAAGTCGTATTTCATAACCGTCCCCATACTCGGAGAGGTGTTCAGAAATACGGTTTCCCATAGTAGACATTATTTCTTCTATTACGGCTAGACCTCCTTCAGATCTTGTAGCTTCTGTAGAAAAATTGATGTGCATTCCTGCTCCATTCCAATCTCCAGTGACAGGCTTCGGTTCGAGTGTTGCAGAAATATTATATTTCTCTCCTATTCTATAAAGTAGCCAACGTGCTACCCACAGACAATCTGAACCTGTTAGAGGGTCTACTCCCGGACCTCCTACTTGGAACTCCCATTGTCCTGGCATAACTTCCGCATTAATACCTGTAATCGGTATTTCAGAAGAAATACAAGCCGATAAGTGTTCCTCAACGAGTTCTCTGCCCGAAACTTCGTCTGCACCTACTCCACAGTAATAAGGTCCTTGTGCGGGAGGGTATCTTCTTTCTGACGGAAACCCTAAAGGTTTTGACCCAAGAAATAATGTATACTCTTGCTCAAACCCTACCCAAGCATCCAAGTTAGGTTTTTCGTTAAGAATCTCTCTCAACTTAGCTCTGTGGTTTGTAGGGTGTGGGTTTCCATCAACATCGTATACTTCGCAAAGAATGAGGACAGTGTGGATTCCTTTTCTTGTGGGGTCAAAGCAATAGAACACAGGTTCTAAAACACAATCAGAGTTATTTCCTTCTGCTTGTTCTGTGGAAGAACCATCGAAAGACCACTCAGGAAATACAGATAAGCTGATTTTATCTTCTATTTCGAGGACTCTTGTTTTTGATCTGATTCTTGACGTTGGGTTTCCACCGTCAATCCAAAGATATTCTGCAATCACATTCATTGTGCTTCTCTCTTTCTGTCTATTTCTCTCTGTAGATACCATATTGCTTTTTTTAAATCCTCTTCCATTTGTTCTTCAGGTTTCTTACCTGCTCTCAGAATATACTTCAAAGCAGACCCTAAAGAGAAGTTCAACTTGTAAGACTCAATCACATCTATGGCTTCCATATTTTTAGATTGGTAGTGTTCAGGATGGTTTATTTTCTCGTATGCACTCAAAATACTTCTCCTTCTTTCATAGGATAGTTAAAGCCCTCACCATTTCGCCTTGGATAAGTGGTGTGTTTTCTTTATATTCTTCTACCCAAGCCCATACTCTTTTATGCGATTATAAGAATCGTTTGGGTATATTAAAGAGACACCTTCGCTGTTATTTCTTTACATTCTTGGAGTTCTCGCTTGGAAAACATCATATTCTTAGAACCTCGCTCTACCTATGACGCTATGATTATTGGTGTCTGCTATACTATCGGTTTTGTTTGTCTGTCATATGATAAAGACAAGATAATACTGCATTTGAAAGAAGAAATATTAAGCGAGGATGCTAATGTTTCTGAAGAAGATGCAAACATCATGGCGATAGAGTTTTTCGAGTTTAACATTCTAGGTGCTTACATGGGAGAGGGTTCTCCTGTTTATATCTCAAAAACAGATTTGGAAGATGTGGTAGATTCTTCAGCGTTGTAGTTTGTTGATATGTTTCCTTCTTTTACTTAAGAATGGAGGAGACGAAGATGGATCGTTTTTATTCACATAGTCAACCCTCCCAAGATTTGGCTGGGGTCAAAACTTGGGTAGATAAATCTCGCCAAGATGGGGTAGAAGAAGACACTTCTACACCACAATCTAGCAGACCTGATTATGCAGATGGTAAGCCACAGAGAGATCGTGTTCTTCCTTTACCAAGTGGACACCCCAAAGGTAGAGACGAACAACGTGTTGGCCCTCCAATACATAATGTACCTTCAGACTCAGCAGGGAATACAAATACTAAACCCAAGAGTGAATTTGCTATTTCTGACCACCCCGATGGTAAACCCCTCCACCAAAGACCAAGGTCTTCAGGTATTCCTGGAGATCAGTACGGCTCTCCACATATAGATCAGTCTCAATCTACAGGAATGAAAAGGAGAGTTCTTTCTTCTGACTCTTACTATGGTCGAGGGAAGATAAATATTCGCCCACCTCAGAGGAGACAACGAAAAACGAGGGGGCGTGTCCGTAGGCTTTATAATTTGTATCGTAAAAAAGTACTACGAACAAATCGCAGTAAAGCTAAACAAGACAGAAGACGATATTATCGGAGAAATAAAAGGCGTATTCTTATGTATCAGAAGAGACGCAGACAGTCTCCTAAGAGATATGTGCGGTATGATGGAGGTGGGCAGTATTCACCTACCAAAAAAAATAAAGACATGCGAAATAAGAGGGCGGGTAGTTTTATGGATCTAGAACAAATGAAGAGAGAGGCATTACATGAAGTAATGTCGTCTATGTATAAAGAAGTTGTTGCCCCTGTAGAAACTTCAGATGTTAAATTCTCAGAAGAAACACAAGCCCGTTTTAAAAGTGGTCCGGGAAGCAGATCTCGACCTAAACAACAGAAGCAAAGAGCCAAGAGAAAGAAACAAACAGGAGGTTCGCTCTTACAATCAAGACGTAAGGCGAAAGCTTATTACCGAAGAAATAAAAGTAAGATTAAGCGTAATGTGAAGACATGGCGTAAAAAATACAAAAACACTCTTAAAAGGTACAAGAGACCAGGTCGTCGGGCTTCAGAGTTACAGATGCTTTTGAATATTCCTTGTCGTGTATTAGGATGTGAAGCCATGCTATACAGTGTGAACCCACTACAAAACTCAATCCACATGAGATCTGAAATAGGGGATTTAGAGATGCCTTTGTCTCACTTCTTCGCATTTGTTGATTGGGAAGATCCTACACAAGAAAAAATGCTTGAAGAAATATATGTTGAGAGCCTTTCAGATTATTTCTCATTGGAGACAGCAAGAGAGAGCGATTTAGTAAAGAAGACTGCGAGTATTTCTATGAATAGTTTAACTGCACTTCAGATACTCCTAGCGTGTTTGAGAGGGGCTCATTGGGCACATTGGACAAGTCATTGGCAAGTCAGAGGAGATGCGTACTATGGAGATCATCTTTTAATGGAACGTATGTATGGTGGTCTTGTAGAGGAAATAGACACACTTGCTGAAAAGATTGTAGGTTCTTATGGTCCAGAAGCTGTTGGTCCTGTTGATCAAGCTCAGATTATGGCAAACACCCTTCTCCCTATCGTTGAGATGCAAGCACAAGAGCATCCTATTTTAAGAGCTTTAGTCGTAGAACAAGCTTTACAGAAGGTCTTCAAAAGAGTGTATGAGTTTCTCAAAGAACAGGACACTCTTTCTTTAGGTATGGATGACTTTATTATGTCGTTAGCTTCACAACATGAAACTAATGTATATTTAATCAGACAAAGGTTGAGATAGTTATGTCTGTAACCAGCTTTTCAGGTCCAGATCGAGATCTCGTTGCTTTCTTTGAGAAGAACGTGGGCATTTTTGAGGTAGTTGTAATAAAAGACTTTTGTTTTTTTGAAGTAGAGAAAAGTATCAAAAAGGACTTAAAGTCGTTCTTGGAGGGGTCTCCTTCCTCGATCCGCCCTTGGTCTTTATCTCTATTCGCTTGGGAGAGGACTCTAGGTAATATTTCTAACTATGATTTAACTTACGACTTCAAGTTAATAGAATCAAATTGGATTCTTAAAATGGTTAGTGGTGTTCTCACTGCAACAGGCACTGTTAAAGTAACCTTTGAAATGGATTACAAATTAAAAACAGGTACTAGTCATACTAGTGTGTTTTCTACTCAGAAGTCCTTCAATCTTAGCATGAAAGAAGATACCGCCTTAAGTAACTTATATTTTATGTACTTGTCGGGGAGCAATCAATATAGGCGTTTCGCTACACAACACTTAATTAATAGGTCATATGTGGACTATTGTGGGGATGGAAGAAGTCCAAGAGCCAACAAGTTAGCTACTAGATATTCAGTGGAAAAACAGTATGGTAAGAAAGCAGATTTCTACAGAGAAGTTTCACCCCCAGACTCTCTCTCTAGCTTTACGACAGGAACTCCTGTTGGGGATTCAGAAAATCCTGATGGCACAAAAGACAACAGTGCTTTACCCGATGGAGATTCTGCAAGAAATATAGGCAGACCTTCTCCCGACTCACCTAACCTTAAATATCGTAATTTAGATAAATCTGAGGCTAATGGTAGAACACCTGCGAACAAACTTGATCTAGGCTATGTACATGACAGTGGTTCAGGTTCTGCTAGGGTTATCCCTTATGATAGTGGGTTTGAGAATAATAGCTCTCCTCTTAGAAATGCTTCGACCAAAGTTAAACCCATGTTTTTAGGGTCAGAAAGTGGAGCAATGGCTTACGATTTCTACTTTATGCGAGTCGAAAAAGACTACTATTACCACTACACATACAGAGATCGTGCAGAAGAAATAATTGAAGACGGACATTTAAGACCTAACTTCTACAATGATCAGCCTGGTGCTAAAGGTGCTTACGCCATTTCTGGTTCTTATGGGCAAGAGGTTACGAGTCTTCAAGTTAGTGGTTCTAGGAAAGAACACATGGATAAAATCGTAGCTCTCAAGTTTAAGACTAGAACTGAGCCAAAGTATGGTTACCCCGAAGAAGTCATTTGGGATAAGCCTGTGAAACTTATTCGACCAGAGATTGTGGGCGTTTCAAAAGCAGTATCCGATCTGAACCGAAATGAAGACTTGGGAGAGAACTTCAAGGTGTTTTACGACTTCAAGAAGGCTGTCGAGATCAAAAAAGAATATGGGGAATCTAGTTCTAGGGTTGCAAGTAGATTCCGAATGCGAAGAGGATCTTTGACTAATCTTAGTCAACAGATAAAGCAAGAGTACGGGGTAGAATTATCTCTGCTTGATAATGGGGAAATAATAGAATTAATAAAAATAGTGATACCAAAAGACCAAAGAGGGTTAGGTCTTGGGTCTAAGATTATGGGTGAGATTACAGCGTGGGCAGATCAAAAAGGGAAGATTATTTCTTTAACACCATCTAAGGATTTTGGAGGGTCTTCTGTTTCAAGGCTAGTTAGATTTTACTCTCAGTTTGGGTTTAAGAAGAATAAGGGGAGAAATAAAGATTTCAGAACACGAGATACTATGCTCCGATATCCTTCTGAAGCACAAGGGGGGAAAGTAGCGGGGCTGATTAAACCCCCTAAGAGGTTGATCAACGATATTAATGATTTTGTTTGTCATACTTTCATCACTAACATCCTATATGGAGAAGATGAGTTTAGAGAAGGGTACCCAGAAGAAGAGTTACAATACTTCAGAGATAACAACTCCTTCACCTCCAAAGAAATAAAAGAGGCTCAGTATTCTGGGCTTGTTTTAAAAGAAATCGACTTCCCGTTGTCTTCTTATGGATTAGATGACACTCGATATAAAAATCTAAAAGTCTCTGTAAAGTGGGCAGACCCAAAAGGGAGTGCTTCAGCCCACTTCCACCCTGTGACAGGGGAGTTGTCGTTCTTTTGGATCGGGCAAATTTCTTCTAACTCTCATGGTGCGAAGCATTTTTGTAACTTCCTTAAGAGTATGGTTATCCATGAAGCTACACACGCCATGCAATATGTTAAACATGAAGGTGGTGGTCTACCTGCTAGAAAGAAAAAGCTCCCCTTTAATGTTTATGAATACTCAAAGAGTTCAAATTACCTAAATAATGTACGATATTTGAAGAATAAATATGGGGAGCGTTATGGAGAAGTCTTCCACACTCTTACTGGTGTTGAGTTTTACCCTGTCCTCTTACAACAGGTTTTAAGTTTTAGGTTTCATTTCCAAGAGCAGAATAAATCCCACACTAATTCAGATATTCGGAGATACTTGTCCGATAGCGATTTCTTTTTCTTTTTAAAAGAAGAAATGCCGAAAATGTACCTGAAGGCAGTTGGGATCTTTATAGATGAAGTGAATAAGACTAAAGAAGAAGGTTTATCTTATAAAAAAGCCTCTAGACCTATTCGTGTTGCGAGCTTAATAAAAAAGAGTAGCTTCTGATTTTATTTAAACCTTTATAGATTTCCTTAGTAGAAAGAGGAGATCTAAAATGCAGAAATATAAAGACTCTTGTATTGAAACACAACCTGTCATTTATGTGGGTGTGGAAAGACAAGAAGCCAAAGGTTTTGATTCGATCAAACTCATACTAGAAGACGCTAAAGGTTTAATCTATTCAGAATCTCACATAAAAGGGGTTATTTCTGTCCGTATGGTAAACAATATCTTAGAAATCTATGTTAAAGAGAGAGGCTAAATATGTACCATCATCTTTCATTGGCAGTTCGAGATCGAATTATAAGAGAACTTAGATCTTATTGGACTGATCATCCTAGATATGAAGATTTCGCTAAGAATATACAGGGAAAATACTCTTTTGAAGAACGTCCTCAGTTTGGGATGATTGTAAAAACTAGTGGTGCGAGCAATGTGGTTTTCAGTCCAAATAACTTTATCGCCACCGTTGAGGGTTTTGTTTCTTTAGCGAGAGTTCCAGATAAGACTTATGGCTCGATAGAGTGGGTGCGAGAAGACTCCTTCTCAGAAAGAGAAGCAGGTGTCCATATTATTTCTGTCTTTGAGCCAGATCGTACTGACCCTAGTGTTCGAGAGCATGATGTCTATGTTCAGAGATACGAGAGGATAAAAGAAAACCCTCCGATATTCATATCTAAAACAGAAATACTTCTTTCTGATCTACCTATTGAAGATAGCTTAAGGGTGGTC